GCGGAGGCCGGTATGAAATTCCCGGTCCGGATAGCCGACGACGCCGAGTACGTCGAGGTCGAGGGCCGCCGGTTCTCGCACTACATCAACAACATCCGCTTCTGGTTCATCGTGCACAAGGGGCTGGACAGCCAGCTGTTGGCGGTGACGCACTGGGACAGCGGCGTTCGTCTTGTCGACGTGCCGTTCCTGCGACTGCAGGCCTGCCGCGGCGACGAGGTGGCGGCGGCGCGCAACACCTTGGACGCGCTGGCAGTGGAGAAAGGTGAGCAGCGCGTGTACGAGGTGCTGCGCCGCGCCGAGAAGGAACTGAACCTGCGGAGGCCTGTATGAAACTCAGCTTCGACGAGGCGCTTGAGCGCATCAACGACGGCCGGCACGTCAAGCGCGCCGAGGTGCAGGCTGCGGCACTGCGGCGCCGTGTCTGGCTGGCCGAGTGGCATATCCCGGGCTGCCTGTCCGAGACCCAGGACATCTGCCTGACCAAGGAGAGCGCGATCGAGACATGCCTTGGCTACGCCGAGACCGAGAAAGGGCCGCCGCGCGGCATGAAGACGGCGCTCAAGAAGTACGGCCGCTTCGACTCTGAGTCGGGCATGTACGGCACCTGCGTCAACACCGTCAGCCAAGTGACACTGGGAGAGCTGCTGTGAGCGCCGCCCACCGGATCACCGACGACATGCTGATCGCCGCCACCCTGATCGACGACCTGGACGCCGCCGTCAAGAGCGTGATGGACCAGGTCGGCATCGACGAGGGCGGCGTGGCAGGCCTGGTGTTCGGCGGCGTCTACGCAGACGCCTGGCCGACAGCAGACCCGCACTACCGCCTTGCCATGCTGCGCGAATGGCGCGACACCGAGCGGGCCTACAACTTGGACTATCCGCTGAACAAGGAGCCATCATGATCATCGCCCACCCCAACGACGGCCGCGGCCTGCTCTACCACATCGTCGACCTGAATGGCCAGACCGTGCACGCCTACCGCGACTTCGACGCCGCGCTGCGCAGCCTCGAAGGCGACCAGCGCATCGCCATCTGGAGCAACGAAATGGAATACTGGATCACCGATCCGCCGGCGCCGCTGAACGCGCCAACCCTGACCCGCGAGCACCTGCAGGCCTACGGCCAGCAGCAGGCGCTCAAGCGCATGAACGAGGAGCTCGACCGCATCGAAGCCGGCAAGCACGATGACTGGGAGAGGGCACTCATGCACGTTGACGACAGCGCGAATGCGAACCTTGGCGCTGGCGTGATAACACCTGACCAGTGTGCGGTGATCCGGCACCGCGCCGACGACATCTACCACCAGCTGGAGGGTAAATGAACCGCGAACAAGCCCTCCCCTACGTCGCCTACGCCGTCGACGACGCGCTGGCCGAGCGCCACCTCTGCGAAATCCCTGACAACGCCCGCCTGGTCGGCTGGCAGTGCGGCGCCGAGCCCATGTTCGTCGCCGTCTGGAGCTACCTGGGCGGTCGCCTCTCCGACGACGAGGCGGTCGACCTGGCCGTCGACCTGCTGAAAGAGAAGAACTGGTTTGCCGACGGCGCCACTGAACCCGATTACATCATCTGAAAGGAACCACCATGTTTGACAATACCAAAGCACTGTCCGAAGGCTGGGACCTGTTCGATGTCGAGGGTCGCCTGCACCTGCAAAGGGTGGACCTGCCCGACACCGTCCCCGAACTCGGCTACCTGGAGCCGAAGTTCGAGTCGGATGCCGAGGCGATCATCTTCGTTTCCAAGGCCGCTGACGCTGGCTCTCAGTACCACATGGACGCGCTGCACCTGATCGGTGCCCTGGCCGAAAACATCACCCTCTAAAAGGACCCACCATGACCCAAAAAGAACGCCTCGTCATCGTCCACGCCGACCTCGCCTTCGCGCTCAAGGCCGACGAACCTATCGACACCGCCTACACCCTTGCCAACTGTATGCTGGTCCCGCAGCAGCAGCTCGAGGGCAGCACTTTCGACTTCATCGACTACCGCCTCAACGGCGTGGCCGAGTCGTCGTCGCCGGTCGAAGGTTACGACTATGAGAACGGCTTCAAGGCACCGCGCTACGAAGTGCTGACCGCGATCGGCAACGGCTGGGAGAACGTCTGGACCGAGGACGACAAGCCGGTCACGTTCGCCAGCTACGACGAGGCGCTGACCGAGATGCTGGAGCACATCGCCGACTTGGTCGAGGCCGGCATGGACTTCAACCCGCGCGACTTCAAGATCGCGCCGGTCGGGGAGGGCGCATGAGCGGCATCGGGCCGGACGACAAGGTCGTCATCATGAGCGGCACCGAGTCGATCTCGGGCGAGGCGTTCGACGCGATGCTGGCCCAGCTGATCTTGACCGGCGCGGTGGACGACTCTGCGCCATGTGTCGGCCACCATGACGAAATATGGTACGGCGGCGCTCCTAACAAGCTCAAACCCACCAACCCCGAGCGCGATGCGTGGAACGCCGCTGTCGAGGCCAAGAAGGCTGAAAAGAAAGCCAGGAAAGGAATGAAATGACCAGCAAAATTCTCGACGCCCTGCGCGCCGCCGTCGACGCCAAGGCCGCCTACTGGGACCGCATGAACGAACTCGAGACCGTCCTCGGCTGCGAGGACCCGCCGGCCAGCATCAACAACCTGCTGGTCGAGCGGGTGGACGACCTAGCCGTCGCCGTCGACGAGCCGGGCGACGTCGAGTGTATCAACGGCGTCATGGCGGACGATCTGGAGACCGAGGTGCGCGCACTGCAGGCCAGGGAGGGCGATGATGAATGACACCATCACCGTCGACCGCGACGCCCTGTTCCAGGTGCTGCAAGCCCTGGTCGGGCCGGGCCACCTGATCCGCGAGCTGCAGGTCACCCGCAGCCTGCCCGATAACCCGATCAACAAGCTGGTCCAGCAGTACAACGCAACCGTCGAGGAGGCAGGCAATGCTGATTAAACTTTCCGACGGCTGCGCCGTGGCGGCCGACCAGGTCGCCGAAGTCTCCGTCAAGCCGCACGGCGGCGGCGTCACGGTACGCATGAAGGACGGCCTTGGACATCACCTGGACAATGACTGGGGCAAGTCCAGCTACGCCACGATGGACCGGCTGGTGGGCGAGATTAACGCGGCGCTGGAGGACAAGCCCACATGATGTCCGAAGCCCGCTTCAGCCAGATATTCTCCGGCCAGACCGCGATCGCGCAGAAGGTCTACGAGCACGTGCCGCTGCAAGAGCACTGGAACGCCAAGGAGGTCTACGCCGCGGCGGCCAAGGCCGGCATGGCGATCGACATGGGCGTGCTGCACGGCTGCCTGCGCGCCCTGACCGACTGCGGCCTGCTGCGCGAGAGCCGGCTTGGCTTCAAGCGTGAAGGCGTGCGCAAGAAAGTCGAGCTGTCCAACCTCAAAGAGGCCATTCAGGCCCAACCCCAACCCCAAGAGAAAAATAAACCCATGAGCAAAGCCACTGGCACCAACGTTGTCGACACCCTGGGCAATCTCGCCCAACGCCTGGCCGTGCTGTCGCAACAGGTCAAGGAACTGTCCGACCTGGTCAGCGACGCCGCGATCGAGGTGCAGGCCCAGTTCGAACGCCACGAAGCGGACGTGGCCGACCTGCACAAGCTGCGCGAGCTGCGCGCCTTGTTGAAGACTATTTAAGGGAGGAGGCATGTACGATTTACTGGCTATAGGCGTGCCAGCCGTGCTGGTCGTGGTGATCGCCTACAAGGTAGGCGAGATGCGCGGCTACATGAAAGGCCACGAGGACGGCGGGCTTGAGGCCAAAGGCCTGCCGGCGAAATACGCACCGAGAGACCGTTAGAAATGCGCAGCCGACCTGACCACGGCCTCTTCTGCAACTGCGCCCGCTGCAAGCTCGAATGGGCGCAGCAGGAAGCCTACGATGCCGCCCACCCGCTCGAGGGCGGCGACGAGACCATCAACTACGAGAACGAGAAGGATCGCGACCGCGACCTCGGATTCCCGCAAGGAGCTGAGAAATGAAAATCGAAATCACCGCCCTCGTCACCTACCACAATGACAAGATCATCGGTGTGCGTCCGATCCGTGACAGCGACGACGACGCCCACGTCAACTACCCGCGCAGCGCGATGAGCTTTGACGAGTTCGCGGTCGCCGTGACCCGCCTGTACTATGACGACGAGATCATCGGCCGCAAGCTGCGCGAATACCTGGAAGGCAAACTTGACGTCCTCACGCTCGACGGCCCGGCCGCCATGCTGCCCTGCATCGGCCAGGTGCGCGTGCAGTGCGAGGTCAAGGCCTTCGACTGGGAGTGGCCACTATGACCAGGCTTCCTCGCAAGTCCAGCATCGGCTGGAAGTACGAGGCCATTAAGCCGAGCAACTCTCAGTTCTGGCGCGTCGAAGGGCCGGCCCTGGCTGGCGAAATCCTGTGCACGGAGCAGGCCGACGCCGAGACGGTCGCTGCGGCCCTGAACTTCGCCACCAACTTCGAGGCGATCAAGCGCCAGGCCGAACGCCTTGGCGACGACCTTGAATTTCTGAAGGAATTCAAATGAAAACCCACACCCACACCCACACCCGCACCACCACCTACACCTACACCATCCCCGGCACCGAGATCGAAGTCGAGCTGCCGCTCAAGCCCGACCTGATCATGGAGTACAGGGAGCCGCTGGTCCGCATCACCGACGACCAGGTCATCCTGGGCTACCTGGCGCACGACGACGACTGCGCCAACCCGCTGACCGACTGCGACGGCATGGGCCACATCTACGAGGCGCGCCTCCATCACCGCTCGCTGGAGGGATACTGCAAAGCGCTCGGCCTGCGGCACGACGGCGGCGGGCCGGACTTGGACCTGGTCGACGAGGATAAGCTGCTCGCGGCGGCGCTCGCCAAGATCGACGCCGACCCCGACCTGTTCGCCGCCGTGCTGGCTTATTGCGAGGAGCACTGGGACCGCGACGAAGTCAATGGCGAGCCGGAGGACGATGTCACTTTCGTGCATAGCTGTCTCCACTCACCTTACGAGCTGGCGCGCATGTCAGTCCATGCCCACGAACTGGACCTCGACGACCTGCGCCGCGAGATGTGGGAAGAAGGTCGCAAGAACGGCACGATCGGCAACCCCTACGCCGTCATGCTCAACGTCTACGAGCACGGCGGCATCGCCTACAGCCTGTCCGGCCAGGGCATGCAGTGCCAGTGGGACACGGCTTCAGGAGGTGCATGCTGGGTGCCGGACGACGAAGCCGTCGACAAGATCAAGAGTCGCGGCGAGGTGTACCGGAAAGGCTTGCTCCGCGAGAAGCGCTTCCAGGACGTGACGACATGGGAGGTGAGTCTGTTCACCAACCCGACCTGCCATCTCAGCCTGGTTGCCAAAGGCGGCTTCGAGCACTGGCACGAAGCCTTCGAATACCTGAAAGGCCTCGAGCACGTTACCTTCCTCCGGCCGCTCGAAGAAGCTGAGCACATCGCCGCCCGCGAGCTGGCCAAGCAGGCCGCCGAGGCCTACACCGACTGGTGCAACGGCAACCGCTACGGCGTGGTGGTCGTCACCTACGACAAGGCCGGCAACGAGATCAACTGGGATAGCGTCGGCGGCTTCGTCGGCGACGACAACGCCTACGAGTCGCTGAAGAACGACTACTTTCCGAAGGAGGAAGCATGACCCGTAAATTTTTCAAGACGACTTACACCGTCGTCGTACTGTCCGAAGACACGCCGGCCACCAACCTGCCACTTGAGCAGCTCGCCTACGCCATCACTGATGGCGACTGTTCGGGAAAGGTGTCGGACGACGGCGGCGTGCTCCTGACGGGACCACAAGCTGCTGCCGCGTTGATCGAGCAGTCCAGCGATCCCTCGTTCTTCCGGTTGACTGTGGACGGCGAGGACATGGACGCGGAGGACTGACATGGCAACCGAACACGAACACGAGACCGAGTACCCGGGCCTGTACGAAGATCTGCGCGACCTGCTGGAACGCTACGGCCACAACAACGTGGCCGAGGCTCTCGACAACTTGGAGGATTAAACCATGGGTGTGGACATTTATGCATACCGCCAGCTGACGCTGGCGCCTAGCGTCGAGCCGTACAGCGAAGCCTACGAGGCCGGAAAGTACCGGGCGGTCTACGTCAACCCGGACTTCCCGGCCCGCGCGGCCGACCTGCAGGATGGTGCCGTCTACTCGTACGCCGAGTGCGAGGACTTCCTGTCCCGCAGCTACGGCAACTACAACGCCTGGCGCGACGAACTTGCCCAGATGGCCGGGTACGCCAGCGCGAGCGACGCCTGGAGCAACCACAGCAGCGGGCCGTTCTGGGAGCTGATCAACTTCTCCGACTGCGAGGGCGTGATCGGGCCGGCGGTCAGCGCGAAGCTCGCACGTGACTTTGCCGAGTGGGACGAGAAGGCGGCACAGTTTGGCGAGGACTTCTACCACTACGGCTACCGCCAGCTGCGCGCCGCGTTCGAGATGGCCGCGGACGGCGGCATGGTGCGGTTTGGCTGAGAGGACTGACATGACCTACGTCCGCAAGACCCGCGACGAGTACGACATCGAGCAGCACTGGGACCAGGGCTGGGAGACCGTCTGCAGCGAAAACACGCGCCGCGAGGCGCGCGAACGCCTCAAGGAGTACCGCGAGAACCAGCCCGAGGCTCCGGTGCGCATCGTGAAGCGCCGGGTGAAGATCAACCAACAAGGAGCATGACATGCAAATACGCACACCAGTGCGCGCCGTGCCGCGCGCAGAACTCGAGGTCAGCGGCCAGCGCGTGATCGAGAACGCCGCTGGCGAGATCGCCTACGTCGGCTTCGACGAGGATGCCGAGGACATCGCCGCGACGGTGAACCAGCACGCCAAACTGCTTGCCCTGCGCGACGCAGTCGGCGAATTTCTCAAGCTCGGTGCCATTCATCAGGAGAATTACGACGCGCTGCGCGCGGCCTTCGACAAGGTGAAGCCATGAACGATCCGATCTGGGCACTCAAGTCTGAAGGACACGTCTGCGTCAAGGTCCCGTACAAGGGCTACGAGGTCAGCATCGCGATGGACGACAGCTGCGGCGCGTTCGACTACTACGGGCGTGGCAACATCGCCGTGTTCCACGGCGGCGACAACGTGACCGTCACGATGTTCGGTGCCCTTCCCGAGCGCGGCACACTGCCGGCCGACGCCGAGACCCTGAAGGCGCTGTTCCACAAAATCGACCTGCTGGAGAAGCCATGACCGACCCGCTGGCCAAGTTCTTCCGGCCGGACGGCAGCCCGATTGGCATCACCTTCGTCCCGGCGCGCACCAACCGGGTCCAGGTGATCAAGGTCGGCGGTGCCGCGAACACTATGCTCAGCCTTTCCGGCACGGCAGAGGACTTCCACACGCAGTACGCCCGCGCCGTCGACCGCCGGCTGGAAGAGCTTGGGCGCTTCGATGACGACGAGCTGCGCCAGCGCCTGCTCGCTGCCAAAGACAACTTCCTGCGGCGCTACTGCCTAGCGGTCAAGCCAGTGACGGTGTACCGCATTGTTCAAGAGGAGCAAGCATGACTTTCATCGTTACCGCAGCCGCCCAGCGCCCGGCGCGCATGGACGGGACCTGCTTTTACTGCGGCCAGCCGATCGGCGCGGCGCACAAGGACGACTGCGTGCTGATCAAGAAGCGCGTCAGGGTGCGTGCCGTGATCGAGTATGAGATTGACGTGCCGGCGCACTGGACGCCGGAGCAGGTCGAATGGCACCGCAACGAGGGCACCTGGTGCGCCGACAACCTGATCACCGAACTGGGTGCGCTGGCAGAAAAGACGTTCTGCCTGTGTGGCCAAGTCACGTACACCCATGTCGCTGACACCAGCGGCCCTACTCTGGAGGAGTAACGCATGAAAGACCCCTACGACCCCTACGTCATCACCCTCAACGACGGCAAGTACACCGTCACCCATACCTGGGGCCAGCCGCTGCAGTTCCAGCGCCACGGCGAACCTTGGCCCGGCGCCGATGATCTGCGCTATGCGAACGTCGTCGTCGCGATGGCCGAGCGCATCAAGGAGCTTGAGATCGCGATCCGCGAGGTGCTGGACGGCACGTTGGATGAGCGCGGTAAGCGGAATCTCGACGGCCTGACGTTTGGCAGCGTCTTCGCAATGTCCGCCCAGGGCCAGAACATGCGCGACTGGGAAACCAAGCTGCGCAACGTCCTGGAGCAAAAGTCATGAACCGACCAAACGAGCGGATGCTCGCACAGCTGAAGAAGGCGGTGCTGGCGCAGTGCGCCCTGCACGAGGCACTGGATGACCTTGCCCATCTGCTGGCGCGCGCCTCGCTGAACGAAGAGATGGCCGAAGCTCTGGAAGAGGAAGTGGCCAGCCTGGCGCTGCGCATGGACGACCACTTCCAGGTGGTCGAGCCGGACATGCTCGATCTCGAGAGCCTGGTACAACTGTTGGGGAGGTTCGCACCGTGACCCAAATCATCAAAGAAGGCGAGGTGCTGACCGTGTTCGAGGTCAGCGTCAAAGCCCACAAGCCCACCATCAGCCGGGTGACCGGCACGGTCGGACTGGTCAACGAGCACCGCTGCGAGGTGCACCTGCCACGCCGCCAGCTGTTTGTCAGCCTGTCGCCCAGCCGCCCGGTGCACCATTACGCCAATGCGTTCCTCACGTTCGCCGAGGCACGCCGCGAGGCGATCCGCTTGCTGCACTGCGACGAACACAATCTGCGCGAAGACTTGAAGACGGTGCACGAATCGCTTGAAGCCCTTGTCACGATGAAGGAGCCGGCATGAAAATCCACACCGCTACCTGCTTTAACATGTACACCGACTGGAAGGGCGGAGGGCTAGGCGACATCGCCCACGTACGGCTGGAAGGCATGACCCTGGTCGACAACGAGGACCTTGCCCGCCTGCGCCAGATCGCTGCCAGCACGGAAGCCGAGCCGATCCCGGCGCACATCGTCGAGGTGCTGGGCCTTTGCCTGAAGGCGCTGTCCGGGCCGCGCGGCGCCAAGCCGAAGACCCGGAAGGGCCTGGACGCCTGGAACGCGGTCCGCGACCTGCTGGCCGCGGCGCTGGCGGTAAGGGAGGAAGCATGACCGTCCTCCACATGCGCCGCGCCGGGTTCCTGGCCCGCAAGGAGGCGTTCGAAGCCTGGCTGACCGCAGTCGGTGCCGAGGTGCTGTCGCCGACCAACGAGTGGGAGCTGTGCCGCTTCCGCTGCGGCAGTGGCACCTCGGTCGTCTACACCAACAAGCGCCACGAGCTCAAGTTCACCGGCCAGTCGGGCACCGCATTCCAGAGCTTCCTTGGCGCCAAGCGCTGGCGCGCCGCGCCGCGCACTGAGCGGAGGTCCAAGCCCAACCCGACCTGCAAGACCTTGCGCGAGCGCGACGGCGACGCCTGCTTCTACTGCCACCTGCCGGTGGCAGTCGAGGACGAGTCGGTCGAGCACCTGGTCTCGCTCACCCACAACGGGCCGGACCACATCGCCAACATGGCACTGGCGCACCGTGACTGCAACCGCGAGGCCGGCCACCTGGCGCTGATGGAGAAGATCCGCTTTCGCGAGACCTGCTGGCGGCGCCTGCACACGCCCGGCACTGTGGCGAACCTTGCGCTGGTTGAAGATGAGACGATCGACGACCTATTTGACCGCAGCAGCTGGCCGCCGGCCGACGAAACCACGCCTTTACCCTGGGAGGACATGTGAACGCATCCGAGAAACGAAAATTCATCCGCGACCTGACCGCCGCCGTACGCGACGACCTGCTCAAGAAGGTTAAGAACATGCCGCAGGAGTGGGACGGCATCGAGCTGCGCCAACGGCTGGCCGACAAGTTCGCCAACGAAGTGTTTGAGATGACTGCGAAGCGCAAGCGCGCTTATCGCAGCGAAGTGGCCACCAAGGACCTGTGACATGAAAATCATCGACGCTGAAACCAAAATCCAACCGGACGGCCGGCGCCTCCTGGTCGTCGAGCTCGAAGAAGACGAAGACCTGTGCGCCATCGTCGGCGACGGCTTTTACCGACTTGGCCACGGTGCCATTGTGCCTGGCCACATGATCACCGCCCGCAAGCAGGTGTTCTGGCATCCCATCAACCAGTGCTGGGAGGAGGTATGAGCACACGATGGGAAGTGACCGTCGAGATGGAGGACGGGACCAAGGCCACCATGACGACTGGCCCGCACAGCCAGTCCGACTTCTGCGAGAGCGTGGCCCGGCGCCACGCCAAGGAATATGCCGAGCAGTGGGGCCGGCGCGCCTGGGCACATCCGAAGGGCGCGTGGCTGGTGCACTGCCGGCCGATGCGTATCGAGGTGCCGGCACCGCGCAATGGCCGACCCGGCTACCGCTGGGCGCAGGGCTATGTGGTGACCGACCCGACCAACGGCAACGAGATATACCCGCCGGCACGGCGTCACGAGGTGTATGACCTTGCCCGCGAGCGATTCGGCGACGACTGCAAGATCATTTTTGAAGGGGAGAAGGACGTATGAACCTCAAAGACATCGACGACTTCACCCGCCACTACCTGATCGCCGCGCTGTGGTCGAGCAGCGATGGCGAGATCGAGAGCCTGCTCGACGAGTACAGCCTGGACGACCTTGCACCCGAGGCGGTGGCCAAGGCATACAGCGACTGCCAAGAATTCCAGTCGTACAACGAGCGCTTACTCGTCCAGGCCTACCAGTTCTACCGCGACTCCGGCATGGCCGCCCACCCCGACGCCGGCAGCCCGGAGGCCTGCGCCGGCCACGACTTCTGGTTCACACGCGCACATCACGGCGTGGGCTTCTGGGACCGCGGCATGGGCGACCTGGGCCGCCAGCTGACCGAGCAGGCCCAGCGATTTTACGAGGTCGACCTGTACGTCGGCGACGACGGCAAACTCTACTTTTCCTGAAAGGACTTCCCTATGCCCTACACCACCGAATGGACCCCGCCCGAGCTGTTCATGACGCACAACGGCGTCAACGTCTTCCACGCCTACAAGGACGACGATATGGATGCCGGCCGGCTCACCTACTGGTACACCCTCGACGCCAGCGAGGACGGCCATGCGTTCGACGTGCGCGATCTGGCCGTGCCGGCACGCGCCACGCTGGACCAGCACCCGCCCTTTCAGCAAGGCGAGCACAACACGTCTGAGAACCGGGCGGCGTGGGAGGCCTGGCACCGCGAAGGCGAGCCGGGGAGGATCAAGCAGATCCTGCGCGAGGCGCTCGACACCAGCCTGCTCGTGGCTGACCCGGAAGCCAACGCCGACCCGAACGCGCCGACCAGCTACTGCCAGGTGCTGGTCGAGGTGCGCCGCACAGACGGCAAGGCACTTGATCCGGGCGAGGCGCTGGCGATGGTCAACGAGATGGTCAGCGAGGGAGAGCGGCAGGCCCGCAGGAATCTGAGCGACGGCGGCGTCGGCGGCCAGGACTATCTGGTCACCATTTGCGAATTCTCGGTGACGCTGCCATGCGACCCGTCCTGAAGACCGGCACCGAAGCCTACCTGGACGTCGAAGGCCTTGGCCTGGTGCCGTGCGTCGTGACCAGCGTCACGGCCAACTGCATCCGTGCCAAGGTGACGATGGGTGCCGGCCCGTACCGGAAGAACTCACCCATCACCTGCCTGAACAGGGGCACCCATAGCGCGATCGTGCCGCGCGGTGCCGTCGTGCCCGAGCGAATCGGCGCGGCCGTGCTGCGCTTTGACGTGGAGATCGACCCATGAAGATCAAGGAACTGCACCACAGGCTGCGCCTACAGCTGTACCACGAGACCGGCGTGCGCCACCCGACCGTCTGGGACACGATGTCCGAGGAGGCCCGGTCCACCTACGTGGACCGGCGTATCAACGAAATGACCATCACCGAGCTACTGGAGCGCCTTGGACAACTGGAGGACGAATGATCCTGCCGTATTGCATTTTGCCGCAAGTGGGCGACCAAAATTTTGAAAGGAAGGAAGCCATGACCGAAATTAGTGACACCGCCGACATCATCGACGTGCGTGACGTCATCAAGCGCGTCGAGGAGCTGCGTAAGTTGATCGCCGCCTACGCAGAGAAGATGGACGACTGGCAGGCAAATGCCGACAACGTGGAAGAACTGGAGCGCCTTGAAGACCTGCTTGATGAGCTGCGGGGCAGCGTCGGCGATTATCAGTGGCGCGGGGGCTGGTACCCGGTCACGTTGATCCGCGACGACTACTTCGAGACCTACGCCCGGGAGTTCGCCGAGGCGCTGCAGCAGGACTACATGATGGTCGACTTCGGCAAATCGACCTACTGGTACCGTTAAAGGAGAACCACCATGACCATCACCATTCAAGACCTCGTCCAGCGCGAGGTGTATTACTGTGTCAGCGCCCTCGTGTCGGACCTGTGCAAGCTGTACGCAAACGTGCCGTACAGCGTGCAGAAGGAAACCGGCACCGACTACGACGAGCTGCTGAACCTGTGCCAGCGCGACGACTGGGAGACGCCGGTCGACTGGTACATCGACCACAACATGAACCGCAGCGACCTGCTCGAGGCGCTCGAGGCGGCCGGCGTCGATGACCCGGGCGTGGACGTGCGCGCCGACCCCAATTCGCGCCACCGGGCCTGGGAGGACAGCACCGACAAGGAGCTGCGCGTCGCGCTGTTCGAGCACCTGGAGCAGGAGGACGAGTTCGAGGACTTCGCCCGCGAGCACAACATCGACCCCGAGATCATCGAGGTGTACGAGCATTGGCTGATAAGCGGTTGGCTTGCTTCTCGGCTGGAGGAGAAAGGTGAGGTAGTGGGCAGAGATATCTGCGGGCTTACGATTTGGGGGCGCTGCACCACTGGCCAGGCGATCAGCATGGACTGGGTGATCCAGCAGATCTACAAGGACCTGACCGGGCAGGAGGCGGAATGACCGAACCACTACACCGCTTCTCGGCACCCGCGCACTGCATGGACGAGGACTTCCTCAAGGAGCTGGAACGGCTTGGCTGCAAGGTGGTTGACGACCGCGACGCGCCCTGGAGCGTCACGTTCGAAGGCACCGCGGCCGCGCTGCGCCAGCTGTACGCCGAGAACTGGGGCGACGATGATGGCGGCTGGCCTGGCTTTGACGACGAGGTGAAGCCGTGACCAGCCCCCTCCCCGACCGCGCGCTGTTCTGGCTGCTCGAACTGGGCATCGTGCTCACCGCCGGCAGCGCCTGCGCCGCCCTGCTGTGGCTGACCGCCGCCATGATCTGGCTGCTGGCCGCCACCAACGCCTGGGGTCTGGTGCTGTTCGCTGGCGCCCTGTTCAGCGCCGCCACCTGGCTCGAGCTGGCCCTGTGCCGCTGGTACCCGCACTGGCGCGCGCTGCTGGCGCTCGAAGTCGTCATCGCTTTCCTCTGGCTGCAATGGCTTGCCGATCAGCCGCTCAACTTCCTCCGATAAAAGGAACCACATGAAAATCCAACACATCCTCCTGTCCGACATGGACCACGTGCTCGTCGTCGACGGCGTGCGCGGCAAGCTGGCGAAGTTCGGGGCCGTGGCGCACCACCCAGCCGGCGTGGTCGCCTTCCATCCGCGCTACCATAGCACCCCGCCCGAGCTCAAGGGCAAGGTGTTCGCCCTGACCGCCGACGTCGAGGTGGTCGAGGACCTCGACTGCACCGAGGCGAAGGCCGCCTGGGACCAGTACCTCGAGGTGGCCGACACCTGCACCGCGGTCAAGCTGGCGCGCTATGGCGCGGCGCCGGAGGAAGGCAAATGACCGAACCGCACAGGTCCGACTACGCGTTCCTGCGCGGCCAGCTGGCCGAGATGCAGGCCAGCCCGGCCTACTCCATGCACAAGGGCGTGCTGGTGCGGGCCGAACAGACCATCGTCAAGCTGGAGCAGGAACTGAACGCGCTCAGGGCACAAATCGACAAGGAGAGCAAATGAGCAAAACGATCTGGAAATTCCCGCTAGATCTGACCGACTTTCAGACAGTCGACATGCCGCGAGGTGCTACCGCACTGTCGGCCGGCCTTGATCCCGTGGGCCAGCTGTGCGTCTGGGCGCTGGTCGAGCCGGATCTGGGCATGCTGCCGGTGATGGTGCGCATCATCGGCACCGGCAACCCGGCCGATGGCCTAGAGCGCTGGCACTTCGTCGGCAGCGTCAAGCAAGGGTCTTTCGTCTGGCACGTGTTCGTGGAGGGCGTATGAGCCGCGAACAATTCGAGCAGGTGCTCAAGCTGGTGCCGAGCGACGACCGCGGCGTCTACTGGTTCGGCCTGCAGCGCTTCACCAACGGCAAGGTGATCACGACGCGCAAAGGTACGGTCAAGGTGCCGCTCGAGCTACACCTTGCCGACCTGACCGACCGGCCGAACGCCGACCTGCGCGACGTGTTCATGCCGACGGCGGCCGACAACCCCAAGCTGGTGCCGCTGCTCGTGTTCGTCGACCCGGCGAAGTTTCTCGCCACTCTGCCCAAGGAACCTGAATGACCAAGCCCAAAATCTCCACCGTCGTGCGCGCCGAAGTCACGCTCGACATCTACGTCGGCACCTGGGGCGGCAATTCCAACTTCGTCGACCTGCACGAGGTGGCGCAGCGCGAGGCGATTCAGCAGCTGGCCTGCAAGCTTGGCCACGGTCTGACCGTTGTCGGCAAGCCGAAGATCAAGTTCGTCACCCACACCGAGAAGTAGCAAACTTTTCGGCTTTGTCGTAAAGTAGTTGCCCACCACAAAGGAAAGATCATGAACACAGTCCCTATCGTGCGCATCGAGATTGAGCAGATGCGTTACGCGCTGCACCAGATGCTAGGCGAGCATGGCCAGATTCTGAACGAACAAATTCAAGCCGCAGTCGACGCTTTTTGCACGCCCGAAAACCTGCAGAGGGTCGTCACCGAGACGGCCAACACCGCGCTGAAGGGTGTCGTCCAGTCCGAGATTTCGAGCTTCTTTAGCTACGGTCCCGGCCGACGCGCAGTAAGCGCCGTTATCAAGGAGCAGCTGAACGAGCTGGGTTTTGGTGAGCCGCTGCCGGCCGTTTACTCCTGCATCGACAAGGGCGGCCGATACGAGCTGCTGGGAGAAGCGCAGGGCGCAGGCACCAGCAAATCCGGCGAGCACCTGATGATTTACCGCGACGCGCAGACTGGCATCCTGTACTACCGCACGGTTCCCGACTTCGGGTCGCGCATGGAGCAGGTGTCGTGAAGCAGCTGTACGTTATCACTGCGGGGCTGACGCAACACCGGCTTGGCAGTATGACCTTCAAGCCGTGCACCTGCTGGCGCCTGGTCGAGACGGAAGTGGAGGCGATTGGCAGTGCGGCCAGTTCCCTGCTGGAGCAGTATCCCGGCTGGGAGCTGGCGAGCGTTGTCGCCAGCCCGCTGCCGGCTGCCGACCTTACGGCCGCTTACGCCGAGATGTGCGGGAGGCAGCCATGATCGTCAGCTACCCCAAGCCCATCGGCGACTTGGTCGCGCGTGGTGCCCTGTTCGTGGTCAACCACAGCGGCGGCAAGGACAGCCAGGCGATGTACCTGAAGCTACGCGAGATCGTGCCGAAGGAGCAGCTGGTGATCGTGCACGCCGACCTCGGGCGCGTCGAGTGGGCTGGCGCCCTGGACCACATCAGGGCGACCACGGCCGGCGAGCCGGTGCATGTCTGCCGCGCGCGGCGCGACCTGCTGCAGATGGTCGAGGAGCGCGGCATGTTCCCGTCGCCGCAGCAGCGCCAGTGCACGTCGGACTTGAAGCGCGGGCCGATCGAGAAGGTGATCCGCCACCTGACCTACGCCCGCAAGGCCGCCGGCCACCCGCCTTGGCATCTGGTCGTGAACTGCGTCGGGCTGCGCGCCGAGGAGTCGGTCACGCGCAAGAAGATGCCGCCGTTCGCGTTCGACAAGGGTAACAGCAAGGCTGGGCGCGAATGGTACGAATGGCTGCCGGTCCACGATTGGACCGAGGCCGAGGTGTACGCCGCGATCAAGGCCGCCGGTCAGCAGCCGCACGTCGTCTACGACGAAGGTATGAAGCGCTTCTCGTGCGTGTTCTGCATCTACGCCGACAAGGAGAGCCTGACCACTGCGGCGCGGCTGGTGCAGACCAAGCCCTGGCTGGTCAACGATCCGAACGTCTACAAGAACTACACCGCGCTGGAGAAGTCGACCGGCCAGGTGATGATCATGCCGTCCAAGCAGCACGGCCGCCGCACGCTCGAAGAGATCACCGGCATCGCTGCCTAACCCACAATAAGGAGAACCACCTATGGCTTTGTCACGCCCGGTCACCGGGCAAACCCACATTCAGGACGTCGACGTCAACGGTCTGGACCGCTTCTACTACGCCAGCCGCAGGAGCAAACTCACCGTCGGCACCGAGGTCGAGTTGCGCGCCCAGCCCAACAACCTGGTCGACCGCGACGCCGTCGAGGTGCGCTTCGGCGGCGTGCAGATCGGCTGGGTGCCGCGCGCCCAGAACGGCGATATCGCGCGGCGACTGCGCAACGGCCAGAAGCTGGTCGCGCGGATTCTGCGCCACAATCTGGCAGCCCACGACCTGCGGCTGTCCGTGTTCGTGGACCGCGGCCTGCCTGTGGTGGAGTCGGCACCAGGCACCGCACCGAAGCCGCTGGACACGATCACCATCACCGGCCGGCCGATGCAGAACCCGGACAGCTTTTACGAGATCGACACCTATGCCGCGGGAACCGCGTTCCCGCTGGTGACTTCGTTCAACCGGGTGTCGATCACGCTGACTGACCCGGCGCGCACGAAAGACTTGGCTTGGTTCCGCAAGAGCGAGATCAGCGAAGCGGCCGTCGAGGCGGCTGAACGCGGCAACCTTGTCGCCGTCAAGCGCAGCGACGGCAAGTTCGACCTGTCCGAGAGTAGCAACTACCTGCGCATCGACGGCAGCATGTTGGCCACCTGCGGCATCACCAGCGACCGCATCATCTCTGGCACCATCAACTTTAACCTCTCCAACTACACCACCAAGGAAGCCACCATGAAAAACATCGCCACCAACCTGATCGACTCCAACAAATCGGCCGCCGCCCAGGCAGGCTTCCTCGAGGCCGGCCGCATCGCCAACAACCAGCTGGTGCGCGTCTCGGCCAAGACGCTGCCGCTGATGGTGCGCGGCTACGCCGACACGCCGGTCGGCAAGCTGGTGCTGGCCAACGTCGCCCAGCTGGCCGCCACCCAGCTGCGCCCGAGCGACCCGACCTTGGCCAAGCTGACCACCGCGATGACGGTCGCCGCCTACCAGGAACTGATCCAAACCTTCGACATCGAGGGCTGGCTGAACCAGATCCTGGAGTCGCCGGAGATCAAGCGCGCAGTGAGCAAGCTCGATCCGGCACCGGCCACCGCCACCGAGTAAGGAGAACGCCATGGACGACGAATATCGTCCGCGCCGTCGGCGCCCGGCCCACTGCCAGTGCGACGGCGCCACCGTCGGCCCCTGCCCGGGGCCGCTGAACTGCCCCTACTCCGGCCTCGGGCCGGAAGATCAACCTGAAGGAGAGAACATGGCACGACAAGACATTTCGTACGACTTTGAAGATTTCGGCAAGAGCGCCGACTGGCTGCGCGACAAGTACGGCGCGGAAGGCCACCCGGAACACACGCTCTTCGGCTGGAAGTTCGCGGTCAATAACGGCGACACGCTGCGCGGCTACTGGGACTGGGTGGTCGCCCATATCGAAGAGGACGACGACGCGATTGCAGGTGCCGGGGAGGGTCAGGCATGAAGAAGAGCAAGATCATGTACATTCAGCCCCGCGATGACGGCCAACCGAGCCAAAGCATCACCGCCTTACTGAGCGATGCGGCGGAATACTGCTTCGACGGCCTGCGTTTCCAGCCAGGTCTAACCCCGCTCACCGGCAAGGGTCGGCGCAAGGTGCGCATCACCGTGACGGTGGAGGCCGTATGACGCTATCCGCAGAGGGCCGGCATTACCTGAACAGCCGGGGAGAGCTGACGGAACAGGAGGCGCTACTCCTTGAGCACGTGTTCAGCGAAATCTACAAGAAGTCCCGATGGCTGAACGTCCCAGCAGCCAAGGACGACAGGGCTGCCGAACTTGAGGGAAGCCTTGTTCGGTTCATCATCGAAAGCCGGAAGACGGAGGCCGTATGACCGACAAGTTGACGCCCGAAGACGCCCGCTCCCTGCAGTATTTTCACGAGGAGAGGGGAGACATGTGCCGCTGCACCATCTTCAACGAGGTGCGGCACATCCTGCAGCGCGACTACCCGGAAGTGCTGGCTGCGCTGCAGCAGGTGGAAGTGGCCAAGCGGATGCTCGACGCCGTGGTCAAGCAGATGGTCGAGCGCGTCGAGGAGGACGAATGAAGCCGACCGCCTTCGAGACCGACCTGTGCGAGCGCATCGCCGCGCTCGATGCCGAGGGCTGGGCAACCACCGCCCAGTTCCTGGCCCTGCCCGAGGTCGCCGACGGGCTGATCGAGCGCTCCTTCAAGACGCCATACACCCACCTCCCCGGCTACATGGAGCGCTTCTGGCTGCTCAACCCGTACGACTTTTCCGCCCCGAAGGGCGAGCGCGAGCTGCCCAGCGCGCGGATCCACCACATCCTGCGCAAAGACCTGGACGATCACCTGCACGACCATCCGTGGGCCGCGCGCACCGTGGTCCTGAAGGGCTGGTACATCGAGGAGCGCCTGATGGCCGACGGCAGCCTGAAGCTGCTCAAGCGCCAGCCGGGTGACACCGCGGCGCTCAATTTCGGCACGTACCACCGCATCGTTGAAGTTTCCGAAGGAGGCGTATGGACGCTGTTCGTGACCTACCGGTACCAGGGCACCTGGGGCTTTCTCGTCGACGGCAAGAAAGTGCCGTGGCGCGAGTACCTGGACAGCCCGAAACCCGGGCGCAGTGGTATGCCCGCCACCACGGCGGAGGCTGGCGCGTAGCGCGCCGCACCTTCACCTGCCAGCAGGCCCTGTGCCTTGGGCGGGTGAAGGCCGGCTCGCAGTATTTCGACACCAATCAAACCACGACTTGGCCCAAGACCAAGCGCATCTGCGCCTCGTGCGCCCAAGAGAAAATATGAAAATCACCGAACAGGTCAAGCACCGCGCCGCCGAGCTGCTGGTGAAGCGCCGTGGCGGCAACCCGAACGACCCCGCCGCCGTGTTTCAGGCGCTGTGCGTGATCCAGCCATTGCTGGAGATGCTCGAGGCGATCCACGACGCGATCGAGGAGGCCGAAGCGTGAACCTCTACGACATCCTCGGCGTCATGCCTGACGCCGACGCCGACACCATCAAGAAGGCCTACCGCCGCGAGGCGATGAGGCACCATCCGGACCGCGGCGGCGACAAGGCCCGCGCGGCCGCCATCAACGACGCCTACGCGGTGCTGTCCGACCCGGCGCGGCGCGAGCAGTACGACCGCACCGGCAGCACGGCACCGCTGCAGGATATCAAGGCGCAGGCGCGCCAGACGCTTGCCCAGCTGATCGACGAGGTGATCGAGTCGCTCGACCGTGGCGAGGACAACGACGTGCGCCACAACGACCCGATCACGGCGGTGCGCGACCAGCTGGCCGAGCACAAGCGCCAGAACGCGGCCGCCCAGCGCAAGCTGGAACGGCGCATCGCCCAGCGCGAGGAAGCGCTCAGGCGCCTGAAGCATGCGAGCGGCGAAGGCCTGCTGGCTGAGGCGCTGCGCGGCGCGATCGCGCGGCTGCGTGACGAGGTCAGGAAGGTCGGGCAGCTGCAGGCGCTGATCGCCTCCGTCGAAGGCCTGCTGGAGGGCTATAGCTACGAGGCCGAGGCGCGCCCCGAGGTGCAGGAGTTCAGGCTGGACCCGGGCCTGTTCCGCCAGTTCCAGTTCGGGCTCTAGGCCCGCACCTTGATGCCGACCCGCGGCGAACCGACCGCCCCCGGCCCGATGCCGACCCGCGGCCGGTTCTGCAACGGCAGATGTCCGCTCGGATGCAGGGTCGGGCGTAGCACGCCTCCGGATAGCATGCCGGTGGCGCTGGCCGCGCAGGCAGCAAGCCCCGCTAGCGCAAGGCTGGTCGACAAGTCGCCGCCGGCCAGCACCGCGCTGGCCGCTACGCCCTGCAGGCGGATGCTGGCGGACAGCTCGCCGGAAAGGCCCGACGCGCTGGCGGCGGTACCGCCCAGGATGATGTCGGCTGACAGCGCACCGCTGGCACCGCTGGCGCAGGTTGCGATGCCGGCCAGGGTGATGGACGTCGCCAGTGCGCCGCTTAGCGAGGCGCTGCACGCCAGCACGTCCCCCACGAGGCTCGCGTCGGCTGGCAGGCTGCCGCTGGCGCTGGCGCTGCAGCTGGCCAGGCCCGCCAGGATGATGTTGATCGACAGTGCGCCACTGGCACCAGCGCTGCAGCTGGCCAGGCCTTCCAGCGTAATGTTGGCGGACAGGTCGCCGCTGGCGCTGCCCGCGCAAGTTGCGGCGCCAGCCAGGCCGACACCGGTCGACAGCGCCCCACTGACGCTGCTGGCGCAATTGGCCTGGCCGGCCAACGTGACAGTCGTGGTCAGCGCGCCGCTGGCAGCAGTGATGCTGGCAGCGCTGCCGTCCAGGTTGATGCTGGTGCTTAGCGCGCCGGTCGCCGTGGCGCTGCAGCTGGCGATCCCGGCCAGCGAAGTGTCGGCCGGCGCCGAGCCGGACGTGACTCGGCCCAGGCCGACCGGCGCGGTGCCGAGTGGGGACAGGCCGAGTGCCATCTACGGTTATCCGGCGCTTTGCTCGGTGGCGGGAATCGGCAGCGTGTACTCGCCGGCCGACGAGCACAGGATGAACGAGGCCCCGACCGGCACATAGAAGCTGGCCCCGAAGTAGCGTGGCCATGCCAGCATCCACTGCCCGGCCGCGGTGCCGCTGGTGCAGTCAAGCGTGCCGGTGCCGACGCGCACCTCGAGGTTGCACTGGTCCCAGGTGCACTGCGGCGCCATTATGATGATCGACGCCTTGGTCGTGTCGGTGGCCTGATACGAGGTGGCCAGGCTCAGCGTGCGTGCGACCGGGGTGCCGAAGTCGAATGCGGACGCCAGCGCGGCGGCCGCGAACAGCGTAAGTGCGACGAAAAGCTTTTTCATGTTGTTCCCTTCGTAGGTTGGTGGGGCCAGGTTGTTCTGGCCAGCCGGCCCCTGAAGCGCACTGGCCAGATGCTTATACGGTCGGCCAGCCGGTGCTGAAGTCGTAAGCAAGGACGTCAGCAATTGTCTCCAGCGCCATGATGGCGTCGCGGTGGCGGCCATCATTGCCGCCGATGGCTGCTTCCATACCGGCGAAGTATGCGGCGTTGCCGTCGACCTTGGCGACCAGCGCCGCCAGCGAGATGCCGCGGGCCGCAGCTTCCTGGGACAGCAGCGGATAGGTGCCGGCGTCGCCCTCGGTCGCGTAACGCAGCGCTTCGGCACGCTTGATCGGCCAGCTGGCCATCTCGCCGGCACTGACCGGCGCGACCACCTGGTCACGCAGCTTCTTGGCATGCCCCAGCACCTCGGCGCAGCGGGACGTCTTCGCATAGGCCAGCGCGTCGGCCTCGGTATAGGTGTCGATGAATGCCTGCGCCGCAGCCGGGTCGCTGGCGAATTCGCCGGAGACGCCGCCCTCGGTTCGGATGCCACGCGCCCACAACCCCTCGTACAGGCCGGGCAGGTAGCCGTTCGGCAGGGTGATACGACAGTCTTCGTTCTCGTAGATGCTCATTTGAACAGCCCCATGACTTGGCCACCACTGCTGCGCGAGTAGCCGCCCGACGGTGCCGTATCGCCGGTCGCCGGCAGCGGACCGTAAGTGGTCGACTTGTCGAACATTAGGATGTCACGCCCGCCGCCCGAGGCCGTGCTGAGCAGCCCATGACCGAAGTGCGTCATCCGGCGCAAGGTCACGGCGGCGTTCGGCTGCAACACCAGATAGTAGAAGCCGGGCGGCATCCACCACGGCGTCGCCAGCGTCACCGCCCGAAAGCCGGTCGCGGTTACGTCGATCTGCGCACTGGAGGTGAACTCGATCAGCAGGTTCAGCGCGCCACCGCCGCCCGGGTCGATGTCCATGACCCCCATGCGCAGCAGGCTGCCAGCGGCACCGGCGGTGGCGACGTCGACGGCAACCTGGGTCATCGGCTTGCCCCCCACGTACTCGAACGGGCTGTACAGCCGCTGGCCAGCCGACAGCGCCATCGTTCCGGTGTTGCCGTCATAGGTGCAGCGGGTATTGAACGGCTGCCAGACGTCGCTGCCGGTGCCGCCAATGTTGTTCAGCGTTCCGGCAAGTGCTCCCTTCTGCATGTTGGCACCGCCGCCGAACGTGATGGCGATGTTGGCCGCATTGGTGCCGAAGGTGAGCGGGCTCGCGCCGCCGCGGGTGTAGCCGGTGCCGGCGACCCAGGTGCGGAACACCTGCAGACGGGTCAGGACGTTGGTGGCCAGGTTCAGGGAGCCAACCCCTGCCTCCCCCCGGACTAGTTGTGCCAGGGTGCTGTCGGTGTATTCGGCGATCTGGTACGGCAGCAGCAGGGTGCCGCTGGTCCCGAACGCGTCGGTCGGCTGCGGGAAGCCGCGCGCCGCCGCCAGCGTCAGCGTGGACGCCCCGCCGACGCCGTTATGCGAGCAGCACAGGAAGTCCAGCATGGCTTAGTTGTCTACCTGAACTTGCAGGGTGCCGGCCGGGAAGGTCGGTGCCGGGTCGCCGTTGTTGATGTTCTTGGCGTTGGTCAGCGTCGTGTAGTACTGGCCGTTGCCGCCAGTGGCCGCGTCGTAGATTTCGTAGCCGGTCACCCGGCCCCAGTCGCCGGTCGGGGTCGGGAACGTCACCACGTTGTTGTTGCTGGTGGTGCCCGACGAGCCAGTCGAGGCGGTGGTGGTGCCGGCACCTTGCGTGCCGGCCCAGTTCGCCATTGACGAGGTGATCTGGACGCGCGCGTAGCTGCCGCCCGTTACCTCGACCTTGGCCGACTGACCATCGTTATCGACGGTCGTCATCAGGGCCACCCACAACGCGGTCGGGCCGGAGCCCGCGCCAGCGCTCGCACCGTTGACGCCGAACGCTTGGCCGCGGAAATACCAGTCAATGTACTTGTTCTCGAGAAAGTCGGTCATTGCGGCCATGCTTGGCTCCAGTTGGAAGTTTTGTCAGGATGCAAGGATTCTGGCATGCTTCTTGCTGCAAGTAAAGCTTCCGGGCTGGCACAATCATTGCTTACCATAAAGGAGTTACAGCCTAGAAAATTTCTTTGACAGAACTGCAGAGTTTGCCTACCCTAGTAGTCCCATTCCTACACCACCCAAGAGACCATAATAATGTTCAAAAATGCAACGGTGGTCGGCTTCAAGCCGTCCAAGAGTTTCCTGCCCATCATCCCCAACGAGCACAGGTTCACCCCGCCTTCCAGCGTCGAGCTGCTGCGCAGCGGCTGGTCGCCGGTGCGCGACGACGTCTATTGCTACGCCAACAACGGCCAGTTCCTGTTTAACTTCACGACCGAGAAGAAGATCCTGCCGGCCGCCGCGGTCAAGCTGGTGGCCGACGCCAAGGCGGCCGAGCTGGCCGAGCAGCAGGGCTTCCCGCTCGGCAAGGAGGCGATGAAGGCGCTCAAGGAGCAGGTGACCGACGAGCTGCTGCCGCGTGCGCTGACCACCCGCAGCACGACGCGGGTCTGGCTCGACCCGAAGGCCGGACGCATCGTGATCGACTCGGCCTCGAGCACGGTGGTCGACACGGTCCAGGTGGCACTGGTGCGCGCCTTCGGCGACCTCGGGCTGCAGGACGTGGCCTGGCCGCGCGCCAAGGTGGTCACCGAGTTCATGTTCACCGAGCCGGAAGGCTTCACGGTGGATGACCAGGTCGTGCTGCAGTACCCGGGCGAGCGCGGCAAGCTGGTCAAGTTCGACCGCGCCAACCTGGGCGAGCAGGACGTGCTGCAGCACATCCAGAAGGGCGGTGCCCAGGTCTCCGCGCTGGCGATGACCTTCGACGCGAAGCTCTCGTTCGTCATGACCGACAACGCCCAGCTGCGCCGCATCAGGGCGCTCGACGTGCTCAAGGAGACCGCTGACGCGGCCAAGGACGTCGACCGCTTCGACAGCGACTTCGTGCTGATGACCGGCGAGCTGGGCCGGCTGTTCGATGCGCTGGCCGCCGAAGCATGACCGCTTACTACAACGAATACGACAAACACGCCGCGGCCTGGCTGCGCGCGCTGATCGCCGAAGGCCTGATCGCGCCGGGCGTGGTCGATGAAAGGAGCATCGAGGATGTCACACCCGGAGACCTTGCCGGATTCGCCCAATGTCATTTCTTCGCCGGCATCGGCGGCTGGTCCCTCGCTCTCCGACTTGCAGGTGTGCCAGACAGCGCTCGAGTCTGGACTGGCAGCTGTCCTTGCCAGCCTTTCTCCGAGGCAGGCAAAGGAGCGGGGTTTGCTGACGAGCGGCACCTATGGCCCCATTTCCACCACCTCATCCGCATCAAGCGCCCTCCAAAAGTCTTTGGAGAGCAATCTGCGAGCCGTAACACGGACCCTTGGATCGACCTTGTACACGCTGACCTGGAAGGGGTGGGTTACGCCTTCGGGTGTGTCGCGTTCCCGTCTGCGGGGATCGGTGCGCCGCACCTGCGAGACCGCACTTACTGGGTGGCCGACTCCGACCTGCCCGGCACCGCACGATACGGACGCGACGGCGGGCCGGGCGCGGCCTCGGCCGGGCTACGGCGTGGATTTGCCGATCGCGGCATCCTTGACCGGATGGGCGACGCCGACCGCGCGGGACTATCGCTTCGCGAACGCGAAGCCCTGGTCGGAGCGGGGTGGCGGGAAGAAGGGCGAGCAGCTGAACAACCAGGTCGTGCATCTGGCGGGCTGGCCGACGCCGCGCTCGGCGGACGCGCAGAAGGGCGCGCACCTGGAAGCGGACACCTCGCTCAAGGGTACGGACCTGCCGACGACCGCCAGCTGGACGGCGACGGACGGCCCGGCCCGGTTAACGGCTTCTGGGCAGATGCTGACTGGCTGTTCTGCCGGGACGAGAAGTGGCGGGCAGTTGAGCCCGGCGCATCCCCGCTGGCTGATGGGGTTCCCGGCCGTGTGGGAGCGCTGCGCGGCTATGGCAACGCTGTCAATGTCTACGCCGCGAAAGCGTTCATCGAAGCCTTCTACCAAATCGAAAGGAGCCTGAATGGTGACCGATCCTGACCTGGCCAAGGTGCGCGCCATGTGCACCCGGCTTGGCCAGCTGTGGATGCCGGACCCGGCCAGCTGGGCTTGGCGCCGGCCGGACGGCATGGTGCAGGGGCTGGCGCACATCTACGCCGACAACCCGGGCCTGGCCAACCTGCTGTGGCTGGCGCTGGACATGCCGGCACCGCCGCGCCAGTACAACGTGACCGACAACCTGCTGGCTGTTCTGGTGCTGGCCCAGGCCAGCCGTTCGAAGCTGAACGGCGTGCCGCTGCTGGACGTGGCTGCCCTGCGCACCCTGGCCGAGTTCAGCCGGCTGCTGCCGGAGGCACGCATCGCCGGTAACGAGCTGGAGGGTGCGTATCCGGTGCTGCGCCTGCTGGCGCTGCGGAGGCTGCGCGATGCGTGAAATCACGATCCACAAGCCAGCGGCTATCGGAAAGTCGACCATGCAGCCTTTCACCGTGTCAGGCTCGTTGACGATGACGTTCGCGGACCCCAGGCTGTTTGAGCACTACGTAAGCGCTCGGCAGGCAGGCAAGCGTACTTTGCAGCGTGCCTGGTTGCAGTACCTGTCGACTGCACCGAAAGCCCTGCCCCGCCCGCCGCTGCTGACGCGTGCTGTCCGTTTCGCCCTGGAGCACTGGCATGCGTAGCCTCGAGGAAGTGCTGGCCGCCCACCCGCTGCCGCACCCGCTGGGTGGCACGATGACGCCCAAGCCGATGCAGGTCGAGGACATCCAGCGGGCGGTCGAGTGGCGCCGCGCGCTGCTCGACCTGCCGGTCGGCTACGGCAAGACGCTGATCCTGACCTGCATCTCGCTGATGCTCGAGCCGCAGCTGACGATCGTGCTGGTGCCGCCGATCCTGATCCCGCAATGGGTCAAGTGGTTGAACAGCATTCCCGGTGCCGGCCTGGCTGTCGCCTACGCTGGCGGTCCGGGCAAGCGCAAGCAGCTGCCGCTGGGCGAGGCCGACTGGCTGGTGATGTCGTACCAGGTGTTCAACAACGACATCGCATTCCTGCGTAAGCTGTGCGCGAAGGCCGAGGTGCTGCTGGCGGTCGACGAGGCGCAGAACCTGAAGGGCCGCGGCGTGCTGTTCAAGAACGTGCGCGACTTCGCGATGGGGCGCGACCTGATGCTGGCCACCGGCACCGCGGCGAGCAAGGTGGGCGACCATTACGCCTACGTCAAGCTGAACACGCCGGACGTGTACGGCACCTACTACCAGTTCGAGAACATCCACGTCAAAGAGCGCCATCCCCTCTTCAAATCAAAAATCCTTGAGTGGCACAACCTCGACCTGCTGCAGCAGAACTTCAACCTGCGCCGGATCCACCGCACCAAGGAGGAGGTGCACGCCCACCTGCCGAAGGCGAACGTGATCCCGATCTACTACGACCTGGCACCCGAGCACATGGCGCTATACCGGCGCCTGATGGAGGAGCAGCTGCTGCTGCTGGACGACGGCGGCAAGATCGACGCCACCACCGCCACCCGGCTGTACCACGCCGCCCAGCAGATCGTGATCGACTACGGCTACTTCGCTGGCGATGTGAAGAAGCGGTCGACGGTGTTCGACCTGATCGACGACATCGCCGACGAGATCGGCCTGGGCGAGGACGTCGACGACGTGCTGGCGACGCCGCGCAGCAAGCTGATCCTGTGGACGACGCACCGCAGCGTGTCGCGCCTGGTGCACGCCCACATGGAGGCCCGACTTGCCCGGACTGGCCGGCGCGCGGTGGCGGCGTTCTCCGAGGTCGACTCGAACAAGTCGATCAAGGCGTTCATGGAGGACCCGCTGACGGTCAACCTGACCGCCCAGCCGGGCTCGGCCGGCGCCGGCCTGAACCCGCAGTACCTGTGCTGGGAGTGCGCCTACATCCAGCTGCCGACCACGACGATTCCGTTCGTGCAGTCGTCCGGCCGGATCGACCGCGAAGGGCAGCGCTTCAACCCCAACATCCGGCTGTTCATCGCGCGCGGCACGATCCAGGAGCAGCTGCTGCGCAATCTGATCAGCAATGACGAGCTGGTCAGGCAGGCCTCCGGCTCCAAGCAAGGCATCAAAGATTTGATTTTCCCGCAGTAACTCTCGGAGTAGAATCTTTCCTCCGAGCAGTATCCTTTCAGCGAGTAATAATAAATGAACAATAACGCACCGCCCCCAAGCGACCGGCTCGCGCTCCAGCGCGGCTGGAACGACCAGAAGATGGCCAACTCCATCGACTGGGGTCTGAGCAAGTCCTCCCGCCTGCTGTTCGTCACCGAACACAGCACCCTAGTGCTGTGGACCTACACCGCCGCCGGCCCGCAGCTGGGCAAGGTGTTGCAGGTGACCGGCGTCGGCCTATCGTTCCGCCAGGGCGTCATGATCGAACTGACCGACAGCGACGGTGCCCACTACACCATCAACGCCGAGCCGCGCCAACACCTGCCCGGCGTGTTCCTGTGGACGCCCGCGTTCTCGGAAGTGCGTTTCGTGCCGCGCCAGTTCGAGACGCCCGACGGCCCCTGGCACCTGACCCTTGCCCTGTGCCTGAAAACGCGCTCACGCTCCGACCAGCCGGTGGAAGGGCACACTTACCTGTCGCCCATGAAGGAGTTCAACGACACCTGGCCTGGCATCTTCTGAGGACTGCATGTACCACTACTACCAAATCGAAGGCGACGAAGAAAAGTGGGAAGCGGTGCCGGTGTCCCAGCTTGGGCGGATCCGCGAGCAGCGCCGACCGATGTTCGTCACCGCGCTGGCGGTGTCCAAGCTGGTGTCCGAGCTGGCCTACGAGGACAAGCTCAAGCTGGCCTACGAGGGGCCGTTCTACGCCGACTGGGACTCGCAGGACGAGGCGCTGGTGATCGAGAAGGTCAACGCCTTCCTCGACAAGCTGGAAGGCTATGGCGTCGACCTGGAGATGTGCCGCCTGTACGCGACCGGCCAGAAGGGCTACCACCTGGAGGTGCCGCAGGCCGTCTTCATGGAGAAGATCCCGAAGAACGGCTACATCGGCCTGCCAGTGGTGTACAAGGAGCTGGCCCTGAAGCTGATGGTCGACACCTTGGACCTGCGGGTGTACTCGACCGGGCGCGGGCGCATGTGGCGCGAGCCCAACGTCAAGCGTTCGAACGGCCGCTACAAGGTGCCGATCTCGGTGGCCGAGATGCGCGAGATGACGCCCGAAGTCAACCGCGTGCTGACTGCCGAACCGCGCCCGCTGATCGAGCCGAAGCCGCCCGAGCTGTGCGTCAAGCTGTCGATCGAGTTCGCGCTGTGCGCGCAGAAAGTCGAGGAGCTGCTCAAGAAGCGCGCCAAGTTCAAGCCCGATCCGCTGCTGCGCGAGAAGGCCAGCGCGCCGTCGGTGCTGTGGATGATGGCCGGCCTGGGCATCAAGGAGGGCGTCGGCTTCCACGACCTGGCGATGCAGCTGTCGATCGCCGCGGTCACCGCTGGCTGGTCGGAGGAGCGGCTGGTGGTCGAGTGCGACGGGCTGATCAAGACGCACCAGAGCGACGGCAGCCGCTACAACACCGAGGCCAAGCGGCGCGAGGAGCTGGCGCGCATGTTCCGCTACGTGTCCGGCAACCCCTGCTATGAGTTTTCGGTCGGTGCCATCAAGAACCTGCTGACCCACTCGGCGCTGGACCTGGACGGCATCGCCACCTCGAAGGAGGAGGTGCAGGCGGCGATCGCCGAGGCGGCCACCGAGCAGGCCGCGGTCGAGGAGGGCACCGAGGTCAAGCCGCCGGACGAGTATGCCGACGTCGCCAAGGGCATCGCCCTGCTCAAGCAGGGCATCTACATGGACACCGAGTTCGGCAAGAAGCGCATCTGCGCGCTGTCGTTCGCCAATCCGACGGTACTCAAGTCATGCGCGGAAAACCAGATCATCGGCTACGACAGCGATGTGCTGGTCAACGGCGCGAAGGTCAACACCCAGACGCTGGAGCTGGATGTGTTTTCCGGGCTGGTGCCGTTCAATCGTTTCGCCAGCAGATTCGGGCACGCGTTCCAGGGGACCGATGCCCAGGTAAGGACAGTCATGATGCGTTTTGTGGAGCAGTCGAAGAAGAACGAGAAGGTCAGCTACGTGGTCAACCGCGAGGGCCTGGACATCGTGCACATCCCCGGCCACGACAAGGACCGGCTGCAAGCGCCGTTCATGGTCTGGGCCGACAGCCACAACGTGCTGGCCGAGCCGGAGGCCTTGGCCACCGGTGTCTCGCTCAAGTACGCTGGCTACCCGGACCCGCGCGGCGTGTTCCGCACCGACATCGCCAAGGCCCCGGCGCTGACCGCCTGGCTGAAGGAGCCGGGACACCGCGAGCAGCTGCTCGAAACCCTGCGCAACCTGCTGGCCTGCCAGCGCCCCGAGGTGCTGGGCAAGCTGCTTGGCTGGTACACCGCCTGCTTCTGGAAGCAGCTGTTCCAGAAGGGCTACGGCAAGTTCCCGCTGCTGCACGTGAACGGCCCGGCCGGCCTTGGCAAGACCGAGCTGAACATCGCGATCAGCTCGCTGTTCTACTGGCAGAACGAGGCGCGCCCGCTGTCGCCAGGCTCGACCAACTTCGGCATCGTCCAGCACCTGACCGCGTCCAGCTCGATCCCGCTGATCCTCGACGAGTACAAGCCGCACGAGATGCGCAAGGACCGCCACGACTCGCTGAAGGCGCTGTTCCGCGACGTCTACAACCAGCGCGACATGGTGCGCGGCGGCGGCACCCGCGAGGCCGACGACTACCGTGTGCTGCAGTTCTCGCAGCTGGCCGCGCCGCTGTGCTTCATCGCCGAGGCGGCCGAGGAGGAGGCGGCGGTGATGGAGCGCGTGGTGCTGGTCACCCTGGCGCGCCCGCCGCAGTCGCAGAACGTGGCCAACTACGCGCGCTTCCAGGCATTCCAGCGCAACCACCAGCTGCTCGGCATCCTCGGCCAGTACCTGATCCTGCAGGTGCTCAACGACAGCACCGCCGACAGCTTCCGCGCCGAGTTCGACGCGATCTACAACGACGCCCGCAAGCGCTTCATGCTGTCCGAGGAACACTTGGCGGCCGGGCTGTCGGAGGACGAGCTGGTCGAGCGCCAGAACACCAAGGAGCGCCCGGTGTTCAACCACTCGGTGGCGATGTTCGGCCTGCGCCAGTTCCGCCGGCTGGTCAGCGCTGCGGTCGGGCCTGACCTGGACGAGCGCCTGCAAGAGCTGGAGGACGGCGTCTACGCCCGCCTGTCGGACTTGCACTCGGCCACCACGCCGGAATACGTCAAGGTGCTGCGCGAGATCGCGTCGATGAGCTACACGGTCGAGAAGGACCGGCCGGAGGCGGTGCGCAAGGGCTACGAATATGCGCTGGTGCAGGATGGCGGGCGCACCTGCCTGGAGGTCGCGATCCGGGTCGCCTACACCCGCTACCGCATCTACTGCCGCAGCGCCCAGACCAACCCGCTGTTCGGCGGTGCCGAGGCGTTCGCCCACGCGGTGCAGGACAGCAGCGCATTCATCAAGAAGGGCACCGGCCAAGTGCTCGAGATGCCGGGCGTGTTCACGTTCGACGTCGAGGAGCTGGCCCGCCTGGGTGTCGATCTTTTCAAAAATTAAATGGAGGCAATTGACACTGATCAATAAGTTTGACATACTGACTTCTCCCTAAGCCGGGCAGGGCAAGCCCGGCACAACGATGACTTTAACTTCAAAGGAAATGAAAATGGCACTGAACAAAACCACCGCCCCCGCCTTCGAAAACCCGGACGACGACGTTGCCACCCTGGAAGACCAGGCGGCCGCGCAGCGCGCCGCGGCCCAGGAACGCCTGCAGGCCGCTGCCAACAAGCATGCGGCAGCCAAGCCGGCCGAAACGGCGCAGAACACCGGCACCGCGCTGACCAAGCCGACCAGCGGCCAAGTGGCCAAGGCCAAGCCGATGCTCAACCCGCTCGAGCCGCTGAAGGACGCCTATCCGGTCGAGTACGACACGCTGCGCAACCTGCAGATCAACCAGGGCAACGTGATCGACCGCGAAACCGGCAAGGTGCTGGGCGACACGATCGGCCTGGAGCTGCTGTCGTTCCAGGACCAGTGGGTCATCGGGCCGGGCGGCGACGACAAGTCGGAAGCCTCCAAGGAGCTGGTGCGTTACTCCAACGACGGCATCACCACCACCAAGGGTGAGGACTGCAAGGAGTACCTGCAGTTGCTGAAGGACACCGGCCACAAGGAAGCCAAGATGACCGAGCGTATGGTGATCTGCGGTTCGGTGTTCGACATCGGCGTCAAGGGCAAGAAGGACCTGCCCGATCTGCAGGATTCGCTGGTGCAGATCAACCTGCCGCCGACCTCGAAGGCCGCCTTCAAGCGTTACCAGATGGACCAAGCCTTCAAGATCGCCAAGAACCTGATCGAGGCAGAAGGTGCACAGCGCGTGAAGATCGAATGCAACCTGCAGTCCAAGGGCGACAACAAGTGGACGGTGGCGAGCTTCAGCCGCTACGACGCGTAACCCTCCCTCCCACCGCAACACAGAGCGACCTTCGGGTCGCTCTTTTCATGGACCCTACCACATGGAAAACCAACAAATCGACACGCGCGACATCGCCTGGGTGATCGCCGACACCGAGACCCCGGGCCTCTTGGTCGAGCTGGGCATCTGCGAGATCGCGTTGTGCGAGATCGACCCGCTCACGCTCGAGACGCTGTGGGAGATCGACTCGCTGATCGACCCGCAGAACCCGATCCCGGCCGAGGCGACCGCGATCCACGGCATCACCGACGAGATGGTGGCCGACGAGCCGACGATGGACGAGTTCATCGAGCACCGCCTGAAGGGCCGCTTCGACGGGCGCCAGATCGTCGTCATCGCCCACAACACGTCGTTCGACGTGCCGCGTCTCCACCTGATCGGCGACATCACGGCCTCGGTGTGCACGCTGTTCCACTCGCGCCAGCTGATCCCGAAAGGCATCCCCGGCGTCGACGGCCCCGAGAACCACAAGCTGACCACCCTGCGCGAATACTTCGGCTTTCCGGAGAACGAGGCGCACCGCGCGCTGGCCGACGTCTACACCACCAAGCGCCTGCTGCGCGAGATCCTCGGCCGCACCGAGCGCACCTTGCCCGACTTCCTGGCCACGATGGACACCACGGTGCACCGTATGCCGTGGGGCAAGCATTGCGGCAAGCTGCTGCACCAGGTGCCGAAGGACTACCTGCTGTGGATGAAGGGCCTGCCGGACCTCGAGCCGAACCTGAAGAAGTCGGTCCTCAAAGTCCTGAAGACGCTGAAATAACAACCCACCCACCCAAAAGAAAGAGACACCAATGAGCCAATTTTCCCAAGCCCTCGTCGCATTCAATCAGATGTATCGCCTGCCGGTATCGGATCGGCCAAACTTCATATCCACGCAACGTTTGCGCGATCTGAAGGTGATTCTGCAGAAGGAGCTGGACGAGATTGATGAGGTCATTGACCTGGCCGCCAATGCTGAAGAGGCGCTGGACCTGCAAGCGCCGGGGGCGTTGGGCGATATGTTCAAGGCCCTGACCGCGCTGGCAGACCTGATGGGCGATATCCAGGTGTACTGCGGCAGTGAAATGGCCAAGTGGGGGCTGCCGCTGGACGAGGTTCTGGCCATCATCATGGAATCGAACATGAGCAAGCTCGGCGCAGACGGCCTCCCCATTTACGACGCGAACGGGAAGGTCCAGAAAGGCCCGAACTACTGGAAGCCGGAACCACGTATCCACGCCCTGCTGGTAGAGCGCCTCGGCATGGCGCAGGCAGGCTAAGCATGGCCGACCACCTCGTGTCGCTGCAGGCACAGGTGCGGGCGCTGGCAAAAGCGGTTGCGGCCGCTTTTGCCGCTTCCAACCTGACCGACGCCGAGAAGGCCCCCGGCAAGATCGAGATCGTCGACCTGCCGTGGCAGGCCCCGCCCCTGATCACGTCGCAGACCCTGTCCGGTGCCGGCCTGCAGGACTACTTCGACGCGCCGATGCAGCTGGAGCAGCACAAGCTGCACGCGTTCTGGGTCAAGACGCTCGACGACATGTGGCTGCGTCCGTCGGCGTTGTACCACCGTGGCCGCGGGGCCTTGGCCAACTGCGGCCGCGCGATGCCGTCGGTGCGGGTCGGCCAGCGCGCCTTCCGCTTCTCGCGCCCGTCCGGCTGGCCGGTGCTCGACGAGCTGGCCGGTGCGCTGTTCTCGCTCGAGGTGGCGCATGCCGCGGCGACCTCGCTGCCGGTGCGCGACGTGATCTCGGATGACGATAGCTACTTCGTCGAATTCGCCGACGGCATGCAGATCGGGGTCCAGGGCGGCCTGCCCTTGTGCGAGTCGCGCTGGAAGGTGTCGGTCGCCGGCATGGTGCCGGAGCTGCTCACCATGCCGCGCGGCGACGCCGACTACAGCTGCCGTTACGACCAGCTGGCCTCGTTGCGCTCGGTGCTGCACGTGCACCGTTCACGCTTCCCGACCAACTTCGAGGCACTCGACCAGGCGCTGCAGGCCCTGCGCCTGCTCTCGACCGGTGCCCACTGTCCGGACCTGCTGCAGGCGGTGCAGGTGGTGAAGTACGACGCGCCGCTGATGAAGGAGCGCGAGCGCGCGCTGGCCGACGCCTTGGACGTGATCAGCGTGCCGACGCTGTCCGACCGCAGCAAGCTGCAGTCGCTGCGTGCGGTGCTGGTGCCGGCGGTGCTGACGGTCTCGAACTTCAAGCGTCACATCTACGCCAGCGACCAGTTCCCGTTCACCCTGGCGCGCGGACGGGTTGATGTGATCCGCAACTACCTGGCCGCGAAGTACCAGGAGCTGCCGGCCGAGATTCAGCGGGAGGACGTATGTCGCAATCTGTGAGGCACAGCTGGCTCGAGGTGCTGACCAACATCGGCACCGGCTTCGTGATCAGCGCCCTGCTGCAGCAGTTCGTCGTCACGCCGCTGTGGCACCTGCCGGTGTCGGCCGCCGGCAACCTAGGCATCACGGTCTTCTTCACCGTCGTATCCGTGGTGCGCTCGTACATCTTCAGAAGAGTATTCAACAAATTAGGGAGAAAACCATGATCTTAGCAGGCGTCACCGGCAAGGCCGGTGCAGGCAAGGACACCATCGCCGACTGCCTCGTACGCGAGCACGGCTTCACCAAGCTGTCGTTCGCCGGCCCGCTCAAGGCGATGCTGGCGGCGGCCGGCATGCCGGAGCCGGCCAGCCGCGCCGACAAGGAAAAGCCGCTGCCAGGCTTCGACTTCAGCTGGCGCGAGGCGGCCCAGAAGCTGGGCACGGAATGGGGCCGCAGCCTGGATTCGGATATCTGGGTCAAGCTGGTCGAGCAGCAGCTGGTCGACCTTCTGGACCGCGACTATCGCTATGTGCTGTCCGACGTGCGTTTCGAGAACGAGGCGGCGATGATCCGCCGCCTGGGCGGCACCATGCTGTTCGTGCACGGTCGCGCCGCTGACCTGGGCGCGAACGCCGGCCACGCCTCGGAAGCCGGCATCGAGTTTTACCCTAGCCGCGACCACTTGATCGACAACAGCGGCGGCATCAGCTTCACGATGATGCAGGTCCGCTCCGCGCTGGAGCTCGCATGATCGAGCGCGTGGCGGACGAAGTGGAGCTGGCTGGCCGGCTGGAGATGCTGCAGCGCGCTGGCGGCCTGGCCGCAGTGCGCGAGGCCCTGCGGCCGCAGGTGCCGGCCGGCGTCACGGTGTGCGACTGCATCGGCTGCGGCAAGCCTCTGCCGACGGTACGGGTCGCCTATAAGTGGGTGCGCTGCGCGCCGTGCCAGGGCGAGCTTGAGAAGCGGCTGAAGCTGCAGGGGAGGCGGTGATGTCTGCGTTCGGATTCGCTGTCGGCTCATTCATCTGGTTCCTCGTGTGCGGGGCGTGGCACGAAGCCAAAAGCAACAACCCCAGAGCGCTTCACTACTACACGGTTTCGCAGGTGTGGCTGGCCGCTGCCCTGCTCCTCTGGAGACTTCAATGAAACTGATTTTGCAGGCGTTGTTTGTGCTTGCCGCGCTGGGAATGGCCGGCTTGAATCTGCACGGCGCGCACAGCACCCAGCGCGAGGGGCGGTGGGACTGGATGCGCTACTGCCTCGTGGTGACGCACATCTGGGCCGCTGTGGCGCTTCTGATCGGCGCAATTATGCTTGGAGGACTTCAATGAAAAAACGACTCGCCTACGACATGTCCAGCTTCATGTGGACCATGCTCTCGTGGGGGAAAGACAAAGAGAACGGCTACACCGTCCAGCATGAGGGCAAGGACGTCTACATCAACTCGGCGCTGTACGGCTACGACAACACGCTGGGCCGGATGCTGGACGTCCTCAAGCAATTCAAGCTGAACCCAATTAACTGCATTCTCGTTTTTGAAGGTGCCAACTCCAAGTCGCGGCGCCTGTTGATCGACAACAGCTACAAGGGCGGCGGCGCGTCGAGCCGCCCGCCCGAGGCTTACGAGGAGTTCACCAAGCTGCGCGAGATGCTCAAGCAGACCTGGAAGGACCTCGGCGCGCAAACGATGTGGCAGGATGCCGCCGAGGGCGACGACACGCTGGCCTGGCTGGCCCACAACACCGAGGACGACCTGGTCATCGCCACGTTCGACAACGACCTGACGGTGCTGAACATGGTCAACCAGTACGGCGCCAAGGTCGAGACCTGGATCAACGAGATGATCGGGTTCAACAAGTATGGCCCCTTCGACTACGACCTGGTCACGACCTACAAGGCGCTGGTGGGCGACAGCTCGGACAAGATCAAGGGTTGCCCCGGCTTCGGCCCGGCCAAATGGGAGGCGCTGCGCGCGCAGTACGGCGACGACGGCGTGCGCGAGATCCACAACATGCTGCTTGGCTCGAACCTGAAGCAGCTGGGCGACTTCATCGCCGGGCCGCAGGACAAGCTGCTGCAGCTGGTCTACGATAACGCGCCGCAGGTGCAGACCTGCTTCGACCTGGCGCGCATCCGCCCCGAGTGGGTCAACACGATGCGCATGCCGCTCCACTGGGAGCCGGGCATGGTGCGCCAGCGGAGCGACGCCGACCGCGACCCACGCCTGAAGCAATGGCTCGGCCAGACTTGGCTGGTCACGGCCGAGAACTTCGACGAAGCGACTGCGTGGGCGCTGCCGCGCCTCCTGGCCTCGGAAGACATCGCGCTCGACATCGAGACCTCGACCCCGGACGAGTCGGACGACTGGCTGGCGGCGATGACCAAGTCGGGCGACCTGGAGGACGCCGGCGTGGACGTGTTCGGCTCCTACCTGGTCGGCCTTGGCCTGACCTTCGGCCCGAACAACCAGTACACGTTCTACTTCTCGGTCAAGCACGCCGACACCGACAACGTCGACAGCGAGAAGCTGCGCCAGTTCATCGCCGCGATCCCGCAGGAGAAGGAACTGATCATCCAGAACGTGTCGTTCGAGCTGTCGGTGCTGTTCAACGAGTGGGGCGGCCGCCAGCTGGACAACGGCTACCACGGCTTCCTGCCGAACGTGCGCGACACCGCGATCGAGGCCTCGTACGTCAACGAGAACAGCCGGCGCGGCCTGAAGGAGCGCTCGCACGGCATCCTCGGCTACCGCCAGCAGACCTTCGACGAGGTGACCCGCGTCACCGCACACCCGTCCGAGCTGTTCCCGGGCGGGCGCGTCCTGTCGGAGACCTACGAGACGCGCCAGGTCGGCACCGGCCGCTTCGAGCCGCTCTCCGAGGAGGAGATCGCCGCGGGCGTGCAGCCGGCCGAGATCATGAAGACCGAGTACGTGCTGGAACCGACCGGCCGCACGCTGGTTTCGCGCGTGGACCCGGCAACTGGCGAACACCTCGAATTCGTCTACGCGACCGGCGAGGAGATCGACGAACGGGACGACCTGGACCCTAACACCACGGAGATGGAGACGCGCCGGATCGTCAAAACCCAGACGCGCCGCTACAAGATGCACGAGCTGCCGGCTTGGCACGTGCTTGGCTACGGTGCCGACGACCCGATCTGCACGATCGCGCTACACAACTACTACAAGCTGCACATGCAGCTGGAGCACCACTACGAGGTGTACCAGCCGGTCGAGCTCAATGCGGCCTACCAGCACGCGAAGAACTTCATCGACGGCTGCGACATCTCGCTCGAGAAGATGAACGAGCTGTCCGCCGAGGACGACGAAACCTACGACAAGGCCTGGGCCACGCTGCGCGACTACCTGATCGAGAAGGGCTGGGAAGGCACGCGCCCGCCCGAGTACACGGTCGACATCACGCCAGCGCAGGTCAAGGAGGCGTTCACGATTGTCACCGGGCGCACCCTGGGTACCCAGATGCGCACGCTGTCGAAGATCGTCACCTTCATCCGCGAGGTCGAGGACGAGCCGGTGTTCGCCGGCATGCTTGACACGCTGGTGCAGGCGCAGCCGCTGCTGGAGGCGCTGCGCAAATCTCTGACCGAAGAAGACCCGGAGCTGGTGAACACGGACGAACCCTTCGACCCCTGGGCGCTGACCGAGCAGCAGAAAGCGGACCAAGCAGCAATTCTGGTCGCTCAGAACGACTTCAACGCCTACGTGCGCCGCTTCTTCAAGGGCGAGCCCCAGTTCAACGACGGTTCGCCCAAGCAGATGCAGCGCCTGATGTACGAAGTCATGGGCCTGCCGATCGTGGTGCGCAACAAGCCGACCGAGGTGATGAGGAAGGCCGGCATCCGCGAAGGCACGCCGAAGACCGACAGCCTGGCGATCGCCTACGCGCTGCAGCAGATGGAAGCGCGCATCAAGGAGGCGCAGGAATTCATCGACGACGGCCTTGACGGCCTTGGTGCCTGGGCGCCCCAGCGCGACGAGGCGCAGCAGGTCAAGTCGGTGCTCGAAGCCTTGCAGCTGATGTCGATGGTCGGCACCCGCCGCACCCTGTTCTACAACAAGTATCCGTACTTCCCGCACTGGAAGGACGGCAAGGTGCGTTCGCAGCACAACCAAGCGTCGACCAACACCCGGCGCGCGTCGGAGAGCTCGCCCAACAAGCAGCAATGGCCGAAGCACCCAAAGATCGACGGCTACGCTTCACGCTTCCGCGAAGTGGTGGTGCCGCACCGGCCCGACGCGGTGATCGTCTCGATCGACTTCAAGGCGCAGGAGCTGCGCCTGATGGCCGAGCAGTCGCAGGACCCGGTGATGCTGTCGATGTACATCGGCGACAACAAGCGCGACCAGCACCACCTGACGGGTCTGGCGATCATCCAGAAGAAGCAGCCCGAGCGTGGCTGGCTGTACGAGCCGTTCGCCGACATCCTGGACGACCCGACCCACCCGGACTACAAGTTCGTCAAGAAGATCCGCAACCTGGGCAAGAAGCTGAATTTCACCGCCGAATTCGGCGCGATGGCCGAGAAGGTCGCGATCACGCTGATGGTGTCGGTCGAGGAGGCGCAGGAGTACCTGGACGCGCGCGAGGAGCTGTTCGCCGTGTCCACGCAGTGGAAGGAGAACGTCAAGGCCGAGGCCAAGCAGTCTGGCTACGTCACCACCATGCTGGGCGCGCGCCGCCACCTTGGGCCGGCCTTCATGAGCGACGACAAGTGGGAAGCGTCCAAGGCCGAGCGTCAGGCGGTGAACTTCAAGATCCAGGGTTCGGCCGCCGAGCAGACCAAGCTGGCCGAAGGCCGGATGTGGGAGCGTGGCCTGTTCTTCCGCTACGACGCCGTGTGTATCGGCCCGATTCACGACGAGATTGTGGCGTCGGTGCGGATCGCCGACCTGTTCGACTTCATCCCCGAGATGCACGCCTGCATGGTGGCCAACTACGCCGGCATGGCGGTGCCGATCGAGGGCGACATCAGCTTCGGCCTGGACTTCTTCAACCAGATCGAGATCGGGCCGGTGCCGTCGCGCGAGGCGATCCAGAAGGGCCTGGACGAAATGTGGAAAAACAAAGCCAAGCGTGAAGCGCAGAAGGAGGCAGCATGAACCACCCCACCAACTGCCCGGCCTGCGCCGCCTGCCGGGCGCTTGGCTTCGACGACCCGGTGCGCCAGGAAGTCGTGCACGCCCTGGCGGCGCACATGGTCGAATTCGACCGCGTCAACCGCTTGGCCAAGGCCGCCGGCCTTGAACTGGACGACGTGCTCGACACCATCGGCGAATGCGTCGTCCTCGGCGCGCGGCCGGGCAACTTGAACTGAAAGGCTCAAATGAACAAACACCTGATCCAGACCGGCCGCACCACGCGGCTGGTCGAGAAGGCCGCACGGCTGCAGGCGGACGGGCACGACGTGGTCGTGCTCATGCCCACCATACAAATGGCGCAGATCCTGCAGCGCACGTGGAATCTCTCCGTGCCGGTCCGAGCTATTCCGGACACCTTCGACTGGGAGACGTTGAAGGACCGGCACCACCCGCGTAGGGTCTGCCTGCTCGACCACACCGTTGTTGAGATGCGCCTGCAGGAGATCGACAACGAAATCATGCGCCTGCAGCAGCAGGCGCGCCAGCTTTACCCACTCACCACCAACTAAGAAAGAGACCAATGACCCAACTCCAACCCACCTCGGCCATCAAGGACGAGTTCAACCCCGACACCGCCCGCTACCCGCTGATGGGCTTTCGCAAGGTCGACGGCGTGCGCGCCAGCCACCTGATCGGCTTCTTCCACGGCCGCTCGATGGACCCGTTCAAGAACACCGCGCTCAACGCCAAGTTCAACGGCCCTGGGTACGCCGGCTTCGACGGCGAGCTGACCATCGACGGCCTGCTCACCGACGAGACGCTCGACGGCGAGACCCTGTGCAGCCTGACCACCGGCCTGACCAACCGCGCGAAGGTCAAGAAGGGCGAGACCGAGCTGCCGACCAACGCCGTGTGGAACCTGTTCGACTACCTGGGGCCGGAGGCGCTGCACCTGGAATACCTCGAGCGCTACGACATGCTGGCGTCCCTGTGCGGCGACGGCGCCGACCCCAACATCACGGTGCTGCCGTTCGTCTGGATCAACAACCCGGACGAGGCACGCGCCTGGATCGTCGACTGCCTCGAGAAGCGCTACGAGGGCGCGATCTTCCGCGACCCGAAAGCCCTGCACAAGTCGGGCCGCGCGACCGCGACCAAGAACGACTTCTGGCGCTACAAGCCGGTGTCGGACAAGGACGCGATCGTGCTCGACGTCTACGAGGCCGAGCAGAACAACAACGTGCCGACGACCAACAGCCGCGGCCGCACCGAGCGCTCGTCGCACCAGGAGAACAAGGTCGGCAAGGGCATCGCTGGCGGCTTCATCGCGATCGACGTTGCCACTGGCAAGGAGGTGCGTATCCCTTGCGGGCGCATGAAGAAGGACGAATGCGCCGAAGTGTGGGCCGACCGGGCGGCGTACCGCGGGTGCCCGTTCAAGTACGAGAGCCTGGACGTGGGCGTGCTGGACCAGCCGCGCCAGGCACGCTGGATCAGCTGGCGCTCGGCGCAGGACATGACGCCGGCCGACTTGGCGCTGGTCGAGAAGCTCGGCCTGAAGGAGGCTGCATGATCGAGGCACCCAACAACATCAGCATCGGCGACAAGGTGCTGGTCACCTGCGACAACTGGTTCTACGCGCCGGACGGCCAGAACTACCGCGCCGTGTTCGGCACGGTGAAGGCGGTGCGCACCGCGGAGGACGCCCTCGGCGTGCGACCGAACGGCAAGTCGACCAACTGGTACGCCGAGGTCGGCAACATGATGATCGCTGGCTGCCAGATCCACTACGTCGTCAAAACGTCGACCTGTGTGCTGGGCGACGTGCCGACCTGGAATGACGAAAAGGGTCGCCCGACCCACATCTACAACGCCGACCAGTAACACCGGGAAGCCGCGCCCCGCAACGCGCGGCGCCACCACCATAAAGTCCAAGAGATGAAACAATACCAAGAACTGCTGCAGGACATCCTGCAAAACGGCGTCCGTCAGGGCAACCGCACCGGCATCGACACCCTGACCCTGCCTGGCGCGATGCTCAAGTTCGACCTGCGCGACGGCTTCCCGGCCGTGACCACCAAGAAGCTGGCGTTCGGCCAGGTCAAGCGGGAGCTGATCGGCTTCCTGTACGGCCTGACCAGCGCGGCCGACTTCCGCGCGCTGGGCTGCACCATCTGGGACCAGAATGCCAACGAGAATGCGGCGTGGCTGGACAATCCTCATCGCAGGGGCGAGGACGACCTGGGTCGGATCTACGGCGCGCAGTGGCGCCGCTGGTCAGCACCGGAAATCGAAGAGTTCGATGGTCCCTGGTCGGACGAAACCCTGTACACGGTCAACGATAAGCCGGTCGACCAGATCGCGATCGCCCTCGACACGCTGCGCCACAACCCGCAAAGCCGCCGCATCCTCGTCAACGCCTGGAACCCGGCCGAGCTTGACCAGGCTGCGCTGCCGCCCTGCCACGTGCTGTTCCAGCTGCTGCCGCACGTCGAGTCGAAGGTGCTGCACATGACGATGTACCAGCGCAGCTGCGATATGTTCCTCGGCGTGCCGTTCAACATCGCCAGCTACGCGCTGCTGCTCGAGCTGTTCGCCGCTTGGTCCGGCTACATGGCCGGCACCTTGACGATGTTCCTGGCCGACGCCCACATCTACGTCAACCATCTCGACCAGGTGAAAGAGCAGCTTGGACGGGAGCCGCTGCCGCTCCCGCTGCTGAAGATGCACCTGCCGGCCGGCGTGGCGACGCTGCCCCTCGACGAGCTGCTGGCCCGACTGCACCCGGAAGACATCTTCCTCGACGGCTACCAATCCCACGCGGCGATCAAAGCGCCGATGGCCGTATGAACGCCGCCCAACAGATCGAGCAGGCGATCGCCGAGCTCACGAAGGCCAAGTCCGAGCTGAACGCTCTGATCCAGGCCGAAACCAAGCCGTTGCTGATGCGCGCCCTCGAGTCGATCGAGGACCGCATCCACGAGGCCCTCGTGAAACTGGGGGGCTGACATGCAAAAAGCGATCAACGTTAATTGCGTCCACTTTTCACGGCGCGGGAAGTGCGCCCATCCGGACTCGCGCGGCCTGTTCGGCGCGTGCGAGTGCATTTTTCGCAGCGACCTGCGAGCGGGCAGCTGTCTGATCCAGGTCAGGCACGCGAGGCCGCCTGGGCCGCCCGAACCGCCGCCGGCCCGCGTCGTGCACGAGGGGAGGCAGCCATGAGCGCCGTCGGGCAACGTGGGAAATGGAGCGAGTCGCAGGTGAAGGCCTGGATGAAGAAACGCAACGATGACGACGGGCGCTTCGCGTATGCGCGCTGGCCCGACGCCCGCGCCGGCTCGCTGCAAACTGCACCGTCGGACTTCGAGGCAACCTGCCGCGGCACCCACTTCAAGGTCGAGGTCAAGGAGGTGAAGATCACCACCGTCGCGACCCGCCGGGTGCCGCAGGCGAACTTCTCGGAAGACAAGGTCGCCCGCATGAACAAGTGGCGTCTGGCCGGCGATGAGTGTTGGGTAGTGGTCTGCCACAAGGGCGAGGGCCGGCACCAGGAGTGGCGCCTGGTCCCGCTCGACATCTTCGTCACGCCGGCCCCGTCCTGGGACGTCGCCATGTTCAAGGCCTACCCCAAGGTCGGCGACGTGATGGAACAACTTTTCGGAGAGAAATGATGAGCTTAACGATCCTTAACGACTGGCACATCGGCGCCGTCCGCACCGGCGGCACGACCTTGGCCACCGCCTACCAGCTGCGCCTGGACCTGCTGTCGCAGTTCGAGGAGACGCTGTACGGCATCGACACCGACCTGATGATCCTGGGCGACTTGTTCGACGGCCCGGACATCAGCAAGGCCGACCTGCTGCGCACCTATCAAGCGTTGTGGGACTGGCTTGAGCGCCACGTTACCGCCCGCCTGTACCTGGTCAACGGTAACCACGATTTGAGCAAGAACTCGACCAACTTCTCCAGTTTCGAGTTCTTGGCGGCGCTGCTGAAAAGCAGCTGGGAAGCGCGGGTGACCCACATCACCGAAGGCACGATGACGCCGCACGGCTACGTGATCCCGCACGTGGCCAACCAGGACTTATTCAACGTCGAGCTGTCCAAGGTGCCCGAGTGCGACTACCTGTTCGTGCACTGCAACTACGACAACGGCTTCGCCGCCGAATCGGACCACTCGCTGAACCTGTCGCGCGAGCAGGCCGAAAAGCTGCCGGTGCGGCACATCGTGTTCGCCCACGAGCACCAGGCGCGCACCGAACTGGAAGGCAAGGTGGTCGTCATCGGCAATCAGTTCCCGTCGTCCGTCAGCGACTGTCTAAACAACGACTTCAAGTGCATGCTGCACCTGGACGACAACGGCGCCGGCCGCCACCTGCAGCAGCGGATCCAGACCTGGCAGGCCGAAGGTGACTTCTCCGAGCAGGACTGGCGCGAGCTGGTCGACACCGGCCGCTTCATCCGCGTGACCGGCCAGGCCTCGGCCGCCGAGGCGTCGCAGGTGGTCAACGCGATCGCGCGCTTTCGCAGCACGGCCAAGGCGCTGGTGATCACCAACGCGGTGAAGATCGAGGGCGTGTCCGACAGCGAGCAGCTGGTGCTGTCGCACGAGCAGGTCACCAACTTCAACGTGCGCGAGGCGCTGCGCGAGTACCTGACGCCCGAGGAAAACGAGAAGATCGACAAACTGAAGGAGATGCAAAATGCTGCCTGACGATGTGAAGGCGCGGCTGCGCAAACTGTGCGAAAACGCGACGCCCGGCCCACGCGCCCTGCTGCCGAGAAACATCAACTGGAGAGAAGCAATCGCTCAGGGTACAGACCCTGTCGATGTGGCTGCGGCCAACGATGATTGGTGTCTCGGATGGGAGATCGTAGCGGGTGCAGGATTCGCCCATGTCAGCCGCGGCGACTTTCGAGGCTCGGACGCCGCCCTGATTATGGCCACGCCGCCCGAAGTAATCCTCGCCCTGCTGGACGAAATCGACAAACTGAAGGAGAGCCAAAGTGCTTGAGTACGTCCGCTGTGAAAATTTCAGGAAACACACCGACACGACGGTCCACTTCGCGCCCGGCATCAACGCGATCCGCGCCGCCGTCGAGCGCGGCAAGTCGACCCTGCTCGAGGCGCTGGCCTATGCCTACTTCGGTGCCAAGGCGGGCCTCAAGAAGGGCGAAACCATCGACGACGTCGTCACCTACGGCGTACCTGTCAACAAGCTGCGCGTCGAGCACGCGTTCAGCCTGGCCGGAGTCAAGTACCGCATCGTGCGCTCGCCCAAGGGCGCCGAGCTGTACGCCAACGGCAGCGACAAGCCGCTGGTCACCGGGCAGGATGCGGTGACCGAGCAGGTCGAGAAGCTGTTCGGCACCACCAAGGACATGGCCGCCAAGCTGATGCTGGCGCGCCAGAAGGACCTGGGCGGCGCGCTCGCTGGCGGCCCGACCGAGGCCGGCAAGATGATCGAAAACTTGGCCGACCTCGACCTGATCGACGAGCTGATCGGGCTGGTGGCCGAGCAGCTGCCGTACGGCGACACGGCTGGCGTGAAGGGCTCGATCGAGTACCTGAAGGGCGAAGCCGAGCCGGGCGAGCTGCCGGACCTGGCGCCGCTGCAGGAGGACGTGATTGACACCACCAACGCGTACGAGGCAGCAGTCAATAACTACAGCGCCGCCAAGGACGTGCTCGACGCGCTGCCGGTCGCCGCCGCACGCACCACCTTGCAGGACGAGCACGCGCTGAAGACGGCGATCGCCGCGCGCAGCAGCCAGATCGCCACCCTGCAAACGGCGCTGGACGCCAAACTGCCGGTCGCGCCGGCCGACGCCGAGATCGCCGCCTGCCGCCAGCAGGTCGAGCAGCAGAAGCAGCGCGGCGCCGCGCTCAAGCTGTTGGCCGAGCTGAAGGCCGCCAACATCGTCGAGCTGTGGGACGAACCCTTGGCCTCGCTGCACGCCGAGATCGCGAAGACCGAGGGCGAGGTGGCCGACGCCGACACGCAGGTCGCGTCGACCAAAGAGCGTATCGCCGACCTGAAGGCCAAGCTGCAGAAGGCGGCGTCGGCCTACGAGGTGCACAAGGCGCAGCTGGAAGGCAAGCTGGTCAGGGAAGAGAGCTGCGCGTTCTGCGGCAAGGACCTGAAGGACATCCCCGAGGTCGCCCGGGTCAACAACCCACTCAACGCCCAGTTGGCGAAGCTGAAGGTCGACTTCGATGGGGTGCAGGCCGAGGTGGCCGACGCGCTCGACGTGTTGCACACCAGCTTGACGGTGCTGGCCAACCGGAAGGCCGAGCGCGCCGCATACCTGAAGGACCTGCGCGCGGTGCTGGTGGCGCACGACCGCGCCGAGCTGCTGTTCGCGCGCGCGGCCGACTACATCGCGCTCGACCGCAAGGGCGTGCCGGCGACCTGGTCCTGGACCGGCCCGACCGAGGGCGGTGTGGACTTGGCGCCGAAGCTGCGCGAACTGGAAGCGGACCGCGACAAGTCGCTGGCGGCGAAGGCGCGCCGCGAGCAGCAGCAGGTGCAGCTGGTCGACCTGCAGAACCTGCAGGCGGCCGACACCGCCAAGCTGTCAGGGCTGGACGTCGCCAGCGCGCGCGCCACGCTCGAACGCGAGACCGAGCAGAAGGCACGCGTCCTGCGGCTGCAGGAGGCGATGCAGCAGGCCGAGCGCGCCCATGCGACGGCCAAGCAGGCATTCGAGCTGGCGAGGGCCAGGCGCGAGCAGCTGCTGGCCAGCGCCGAGAAGGCGCGCCAGCAGCTGGCCGCTGCCGAGGCGCAGCTGGCCGAGATCGAGGCCAACAACCTCTTGGTCAAGAAGCTGCGCGCGGCGCGCCCGGCGATCACCGACAAGCTGTGGGCGCTGGTGCTGGGCGGGGTGTCGTCCTACCTGGGCCAGATCCGCGGCGAGGTCTCCAACATCACCCGCGTCGACGGCCGCTTCCGCATTTGTGGGCAACCGATCACCGGCCTGTCCGGCTCGGCCGAGGACGCGCTCGGGCTGGCTAACCGGCTGGCGCTGACCCGCACCTTCCTGCCCAACATCGACTTCCTGCTGCTGGACGAGCCGGCCGCGGCATGCAATGATGAACGCGAAACGGCAATGTTGGGCCTGCTTGCCACCTGCGGCTTCGGCCAGGTGATCCTGGTCACGCACAGCCCGCTCGCGGACTCGTTCGCTGATAACATCATCACTTTCTAAAGGAACCCACCATGGAAATCATCAACCACCCGGCCTGCACCGGCACCCTGGCCGCACCGCCCGGCGTCGAGGGCGTCGCCCCGCTGCCGGTCGCCCCGCTGGCGACTGACCTGGGCACCGCCTTGTTCTCGTTTTGGAAGCCCGACGCGGCCGAGCTGGCAGCGCTGAACGCCGGCCAGTGCGTCGCGCTCGGCGTGTACACGCAGGCCGAGAACCATCCGGTCGTGACGGTCGCCGTAACCCTGCAAACGCAGGAGGCAGCATGAGCACGATGACCGACAACCTGGCGCGCCCCGAGGCACCTATCATCGACGGCTGGATGGAGATCGACGCCTACTGCGAGAAGTACGGCCAGCGCAAGAACACGGTCCAGAAGCGCGTGCACGACGGCACCTGGCCGCGCGGCCTGATGTACGCGTCGCCGTCCGGCGGCGTCGCCTACGTCCACGTCGAGCGCTGCAACGACTGGCTGCAGGCGCGCGGGAAGCTGAAACTGTGAGGCTGGCACTGGCAGTGGTAGCGGGGCTGATCATTTGGCCCACGGTCCCGCTGTTATTCAGGTTCCGCAAGGTCGCTGCCGCGTGCTGGTACGCCGTGCCTGTGCTCAGCCTGATGCTGTTCAAGGCGCTTGCTGCCGCCCTGTAGCCCAAGGCCCGCGTCAGGCGGGCCTTACTTTTTGCGCAATCCTCAGCGCTAGATCAAGAGCAGTCTCATCGGTCGTCCTATCGTGAGGGCGGGTGCTCACCCAAACTTACCTTAAAAGGATTACATATGAGAAAACTTACCTATGTTGCCGCCGCGCTCGCCCTGGTCGCGTGCGGCGGTCGCGCTTCTGCCGCGCCCTCGTCCGCCGCGCCCCGCGCGCATGCGCTGGCGATCGGCGCCGGCCAGCCGTGGTTCAGCGCCAACGGCATCACCTACCTGCCGGTCGGCACGTCGGCGTATCCGGGAGGAGAGGACTGGTACGCCCTCTGCACCTATGATGCCCAGGGCACGAAGGCCTGCAAGCGGCTCGTGCCGGCGTGGAGCATGAAAGGCATTCAGGTCAACTCCGAAATCGGCGCGGACGGCAGGACCCCGTTGACGCTCTACGCGCAGACCGAGATGTACGCCGGCCAGGATGTCAGCGCGATGTCGGACGCAGACAAGGTCAAGCTGGCGAAATCAGTGCTGGACCGCCAGAGCGCCGCCATCGCCGTGTTCGAGGCGAGGCTTGCGGGCGCGATCGCCCAGTTCGACGCCGGCTGTGCCGCGGACGTCGGCTGCGAGACGGCTGCGAGCGCACTGCGCAGTGGCCGCGCCCCTGCCAGCAGCGCGCGCGCCAAGGCGCCCGGGGCGAAGACCGACGCCGAGCCTGAGCCCCGCCACGCCGCCCTTGCGGGCGGCAAGCGGCTGCAGGACGCTGGCTCGGTCGATGTGCCGGGGCAGCGCCCCGACCCCGAATACCCGACCTTCGACCCGAATCCGCCCGACCCGTCCGCACCGGACGGCAGCCCCGACCCGGGTGCCGCTGGCGAAGGAGGCATGCCGGACCAGCCGGACGGCAGTGGCGGCTGGCGGCGCTACCGGGCACCGAGCGAAACCTGCGTGGCGCTGCCGCCGCTGCCCGGCCTGCCCGCCGTGGCCGCGGGCTGCACGGTGACCGTGCCGGCTCCGAAACCGGTGCCCAGCCCGGACACCCAGCCGCTGCCGCGCCCGGCCACCGACTGGTGCCAGATGTTTCCGGGCATGTGCGCGAATGCTGACGGGTTGCCGCCCAACGTCCCCAACCCCATGCGGGACATGTGCAACAGCCGCTTCGTGCTCAAGGCGATGCACTGCTTCCAGGAGCGTCTGGACCATCCGGACACCGTCAGCGACACGAAGACGCGCCTGTGCGTCGCCGGAGCCCAGGCCCAGCTGGCCCTGTGCGTCACCGGCGCACCGCCGCTGCGCACGTCCGCGCGCCAGTAGGCGTCAGCCGAAGCGCTTCTTCAGGTCGTGCAACGGGATGAAGTGCTCGTCGAACTGGCCGTCGTCGACGTTGTGCAGCATGACGACGCCGTGCCAGTGCTTGTTGCCCTGCGGCCCGAGGTAGCGCTCCTCGTGGTCGTAGCAGGACCCGGCGATGATCGAGGTCAGGGCTTTTCCGTCGGCGCGGTAGGCGCGCGCCATCTGGCGCCCCTGCTGGTGGCCGGCGATGCAGCTCATCAGCTTCTTGTTCAGCTGGGCCTGGGCGGACGCCGCCGGCCGCCCCATCGCACCAGTGGTGAAGTAATGGGAGAACGCGATCCCTTCGATTACGACGACCTCGAGGAACGGGTGCACCTGCCAGCCGTAGCTGGCGTAGGCGAGGTCCTCCAGGCCGATGGTGCCGTCGAGCATCGGCTCCTCGTCGATCGTGCGGCAGATGCGGTGCTCGTGGTTGCCGTACAGGATGTGCATCGCGGGCCGGTACAGCGCATGCTTGGTGGCTAGGCGCCGGCAGTTGTAGTCGCGCAGTGGCCCAAGCAGGGCCTGCATGCCTCGGTGCGCCGCCTCGATGTCGGCCTTGTAGCGCCGCCCCTCGTAGCAACCCTTGCCCTTGTCGTACAAGGACAGCGACTCCATGTCGGCAAAATCGCCCAGGTGGACGATGATGTCGGGCTTCTCGGCCACGATCAGGCGGCCGATGCAGTGCAGGTAGCTCAGGTCAACGTTCGGTTTGACTTGGCTGTCCGGGATCACGAGGATGGTCGTCATCGGGCTGGTACCAGTCTCCTGCTTTACCGTTGAAAGTTACCTGCTGCTTGGCGTAGAACTCGCGCCAGCCGAGGGCTTGCTCGCGCCAGACGCGGCAGCTGGTGGCGTTGGCGACTTCGATGCTTCCGAGCTCGGAAAACGAAATTCCTGCGGGTTCGCGGTCAGACTCGGCGGCGGGTCCAGCAGCGGTGCCGGACCAGGCGGCGGCGGCGACGCGCACGAAGCCAACAGGCACAGCGAAAAGCTGGTCAGTAGCAGGCGGGATATAGGTCGGGACATCGGCTTCAAGCTGCTTCTCCTGGACGTAGATTTTCTGGATCCGGTCGCGGTACACGGTCTCGACCCGGGTGACCGTCTGGACTTCCTTCTTCACCGTCGTCACCACCTGGGTGACGACCTTGCCGGCCGCGTCGCGCGCCTCGTGCAGCCGCCCAAGCTCGTAGGCGGACAGGGCCAGCGCGGCGATCGCAAGCCAGCGTGCCCACGGCGGGACCAGGGTGCCGGTCAGGGTGGCGAGTAGCGCGCGCATCAGCACTCCTCGAGCCAGCCGTCGGTCAGGAAGCCGTGGTAGCCGGGCGTCTGAATCGACGGGCGCGCGGTCACGTCCGGTACGGTGCCGGTACGCGTCCAGCCGACCTGGTCGCGGGGAGCGTTACTGGCCGGGCCGTCGATGACCCACCAGCGACCGTCCGGCAGCTTGCACTGCAGGTGTTTGCCGTCCGGCCCTGGCTGGTAGCCTCCCCCGAAGTCGTGCAGCCAGCCGGCGTAGCGCAGTGCCCCCGGCGGCGCGCTGCGGTCGGTCATCAACTCGCCGGTGTCGGCGCGCCGGTACAGCGTGTCAGGGTTGAACTGCCAGTTGTCGGACGGCGTGAACGCATAGCCGCAGGCGCAGTGGGTCGGCCAGCGCGGATCGTCATGCGGCCACAGGTCGCCGTGCACCGCGCCATAGACGTACTTGGAAATCTTAGGCATGGCGGCCAGCGCGTCATCGCCGATCTCGGCACTGGCATTGTGGTAGCCGTGCACAGGGCATTCTCCCTGCAGCCCGCCGCTCGCGCTGTAGCGGCGCAGCGACATGCGCACCCGATCGGTCGGCTCAATCAGGAAGCAGCGGACACGGTTCATACCAAGGCCTCCAGCAGTTCGTTGGTCAGCGCCCGGCGCTCGGCCAGGCCATTGTTGCCGCCGTTGACGGCGCGCGAGACCGCGTCGGTCTCGCCGGCCTCGGCCAGCGCGTTGAGCGAGTGGCCAAGTCCGTTGCCGACGTGCCAGAACCAGCCGGCCGCCAGGCACCCAGCCTCCGGCTGCTCGAGCATCTCGGGCGAGTTGACCAGGTCGATGCCGAGCAGCGCGCCGCAGCGCGCGTAGTTGTCCTTGCCGGTCAGCTGGATCGGGCCGCGGCCGCGGTAGCGCCAGCCGTCGTCCGAGTGGATCGGCCCGTTACCCATCCGGCTGCCGTAGGCGATGTTGGCGATCATGCGCTGGTCGGCCGGGTGGGCGGCGGTGCGCCCGTACTGCGCCGCCAGCGCGGGCGTGAAGCGCTGGGCCTTCGGCGTGTTGAAGGTGGCCAGCAGGGCGGCCGCGCTGTAGTTCAGATTCTCGACCAGCCGCGTCAGGTTGCCCGACTCGTGCAGCAGCTGGGCGACGAAGTGGGCCTGCTGGCGCGGCGTGGCGATCTCGAAGCGGCGCATCGCCGCAGTGATCGCCGGCAGCCACAGGCCAGCGCGGGCCGCGCCCAGCGATGGCACCGCGCGCAGCAGCTGGGCGTCGTTCATTCTCTGTGGGTGCGGCGCACGCTGGCCGCCATGTTGTAGACCACCGCGGCGAAGCCGACCGCCTTGTAGATGTTCTCGGGCAGGTACGGCGCCAAGTTCGGCAGGTTGGTGTTGACCGCGTTCATGATGTCGGCGGAAAACGGCAGCATCGCGACCAGGGTCGCGTTGACCCAGGTGGTCACGCGGCGCAGCTCGGCGACGACGGTGTCTTTCAGGGTTTGCAGGGTCATGACGAGACTCCTTTGCGGGCACGCCGGCGAGCCAGCCAGGCCTGCACGGTGGCGGTTTCGTACAGCCGGATCAACGACCACAGCAGGGTGATGATCGTCGTCACGCCCGGGATCAGCTGGAACAGCGCCGTGATCAGCAGCCCGATCGAGGCGACGTCCAGGTGCGGCTTGATCGGCTCAAGGCTCTCCCAGAAGGTCTCGGCAGTGTGTTTGAGTTCGCCCAGCGTCATGCGCGCGCCTCCAGGTCGTTGTCGAACAGCTCGGTTAAGAACGCGCGAAGCATTTCGCCCCAGAACTGCGGCATGAGCACCAAGATCTCCATGATTTCCCTCAAGAAAAGATGTAGAAATTCTAGGCGTTATTGAACGTGCCGTCTAGCAAATGTTATGCCAGGGTAATTCTTAGGGGCGAACTTGCAACTTGACGCCGAGGTCCTGCACCAGTTCGCCCGGCGAAATCATGCGGCTGTGCTCGGGCCAGCCGGCCTTCTCGAAGATTTGCACCGAGCCGCCCGAGCAGACGATGATCTTGCGCCAGTGGATGAACACCTTCAGTCCCAGGGCGCACTTCAGACCGATGACGGGAAACGCCAGGAAACCGTACTCGATCGGGGCGGCCAGCCAGTCGTAGACGGCACGCTCGATGTCGGCCCGCGCCAGGCCGGGCGGCGGGTCGCAGACGTCGAAGCTGGCCAGCTGGGACACGGCGGTCAGGTGGTTGCGCCCGCTGTTCAAGTCCGCCATGAACAGCCGCTCGCCGAGCCAGACGGCAACACCGGTGTGGGTGTGGGGGTCGCGGGTGAAAGCCTGGGTGGCGCGGCCAATCAGACCGTGCACGTCGCGCGAGGCGATCAGATCGCCGGTCTGGATCAGCGGGCGGGCTTCGTCGTAACGCATCGCGGCAACCTCCACAGGAAAGTTGCCGGAAAGTGTAACATGCGTGTGGGAAATTTTCTAAAATTAAGTTTCGCCGAAGATCGGTGGCCAGCCGGTCGAGAAGTCATAGGCACCGGGATTCGCCGCCTCCAGCAATGCCTGGCGGTGCTGTTCAGCACAGGCAAAGGTGCCCTGGTCCAGGGTAGCGACCGCCGTAAATATCTGCTGGGCCAGCGCCGGCGTCATCGTCACGAAGTCGCCGGTCATCGTCTTCCACTGCAGGTCGGCCGGGATACCTGCCCCCATCAGCACCAGCCCAAGCTGCTGGATGCGGCTGGCGTCATCGGAGTGGAACCAGGACCCGCTGACCAGGACGCCGCCCGCCTTGCGCCGGTCGCGCAGCGACTTGATGGCCTCCCACTGAGCAGCGCGCAGCAGCGGCACATCCGCAGCCGCACGCTGCTGGATCTCCGCTTCCTCCTCCGGGGTGGCATCGCGGGTGACGCCGTCGGCCATGATCTGGATCGTCATGTAGTTCCTTTTACGAGTTCTTGATGCCGTACACGCGGATGGTGCCGGCGGTGATGTTGCCGCCGCCAGCAGTGGCTAGGCGGAAGCCGGACATCGCTGCGGACTTGGCATAGGTGCCCTCGCGCCAAACCCCGTCATAGAAGTTAGTGGCACCGCGCACACCAATCTGTTTTTTGTTCACGCTGTCATTGGCGTTGCGTACTTCAATCGTCACGCTCAGGGTATTGCCGGAACCGATGGTAGTCTCACTGATGGGCGCATACGCCAGATTGGTGTACTGATTCGTACCGGCAGCGTTGTAGCTATAACAGCCGCCGGTGCTTTCAGCGACGCCCCCGGTGGCGGGGTACAGTATAGGCGTAGCAGAGACGGCCAGGGTGAGCCCATGCACCTCGATCACGTACTTGTCGTACGCCGATGTGAAGATGTTCAGGAAATCGATCTGCGCCACCGCCGACGACACCGTGGCTTGGCCCAGCAGCACCATCGCGCCGGCCGAAGCAAGGTCCGAGGTCATCGCCACCGTGCCATCCTTGTCCGGGAAGGTGTAGGTGCGCGCCGCGGTGTTGGTGTTGGTCAGGAACGACGTGAAGGTGTTGGCCGCGTTCTTGAAGTTGATCTTGTAGGAGGTCAGGCCGACGTAGCCGGCCGAGGTGTCCTGCGAGGCCAGAGTCAGGATCGGGCTGCCCTGGTACTTCCACGAGCCGGTCAGGTTCATGCCGGCGTTGCCGGCCAAGTGCTGGATCTGGCCGATCGCCACCGTGCCGGCGCTGTTCATGAAGTTGATCGCGTTGGTGTCGGCCACCGACGTCGCCGGCTTGAGGGTGAAGCCGTGCTGGGACCCCTCGCCAGTGTAGTACAACGTCATCGCGGAAGCGTAGCCAGCGATGGAGGAAGCACCGTTCACCCACACCTGGCTGGTCGTGCGCACACTGCCGGCCACCTGGAGGGTGGCACCACTGCCGTCATCGGTGCCGGTGCCGACCAGGACCCACTTGGCCAGCATGCTGAGGGTGCCCTGGCCTGCAGTAGCCGTGCCGCCGGACGCCACCAGGCGTACGTCGTGGTCGGTGTTGTTGGTCGACGAATGGAAGTCGATGAACGGGGTGCCGGCTGCCGCGCGCCCTTGCTTGCCCAGCTCGATCGAGCCGTTAGCGTCCGCCCCAAACGACGATTCACCATCGGTACCGGCGCGCGCCGTCAGTGTCGACGTCGTACGCACCGCGCCGCCGATCTGCAGCGCGCTGCTGCCGTCATCGGTAGTCGTGCCGATCAGCGCGCCGCGCGGATTCAGTCGCATCGCCTCGGCCGTCGTGGCCAGGCTGGCCGAGGCCTTCTGCGACACGAAAAAGCGCAGGTCGCCGTTAAACGAGCCCGTATTGTAGCTCAGGATCGCGGCCTGCTTGTTGCTGGTGCTGCCGTAGAAGGCCACGCCGCCGTTGCTGTTGGTCGTGTCCGAGCCAGAGACAAGCCCAAGCTGGACGTCCGGCGTCAGCGTGCCCCCTACCGCCAGTTTGCCGGACAGGCTGCCACCTGCCGCTGGCAACGCGCCCACGTCGGCCGCCGCCAGCGTCACGTTGCCCGACACCGGACTGATGCTATTGACGGACGACACCGTGCCGGCCCCGTCCGCGCCCTTGGCCGCGGCGACGTCCCAGTTGGTGCTGTCCGAGCCGGGCACCGTGGCACCGGCACCGGCCACCTTGCGCCGGTAGGTCGAGCCCGCATTGGTGACCCAGTCGTCGACCGCGTAGGTGGTGCCCGACACCCAGGCACCCTTCCAGTTCGCGCCCTTGGGCAGGGTCAGGTTCAGGGTCTGGTTCGGCGCGCTGCCGGTGATCGTCGCGGCCGCCGTCGCCCCGCTGCTCACCGTGCCGATCGCCAGCGTGTTCGGCGCCGCCGTCGGCAGAGTCAGGTTCAGCGTCTGGTTCGGCGCACTGCCGGTGATGGTGGCTGCGGCCGTGCCGGTGGTGACGGTGCCGATCGTCAGCGTGTTGGCCGGGCCGGTGTTGCCCTGGATGCCCTGGTCACCCTTGGGCAGGGTCAGGTTCAGGGTCTGGTTCGGCGCGCTGCCGGTGATCGTCGCGGCCGCTGGCGCGCCGTTCGCGCCGGTCGTGACGGTGCCGATCGCCAGGCTGTTGGGCGCTGCGGTCGGCAGGGTCAGGTTCAGGGTCTGGCTCGGCGCGTTACCGGTAATGGTCGCGGCCGCGGTGCCGGTCGTAACGGTGCCGATCGTCAGCGTGTTGGCCGGGCCGGTCGGTCCGGGGTCGCCCTTCTGGAGCGTGGCGAGGTTGTCCAGGTAGTTCAGCTGGGTGATGTAGTCCAGCTGGCCGTAATAGAAGCGTGCCATTTAGACGCTCTCGATCTCAAGGGTCGCCGCGGCGACGTTAAAGAAGGGCAGGGTCATCGCCGGTGTACTGACCAGCTTGCCGTACAGCTGGTGCGCCTGCTCGCGCGCCGGGTTGGCGTCCTCGGGGAATAGGCTGACGAACACCGGACGGATGATGCCGTTGCCGCGCAATAGCCCGTACAGCGTGGTGGCGTCGGCAAGCTGCAGCTTCGACATCGACAGTTGCAGCTTGCTGCTGACCGTGCCGGCATCGCTCATCAGGTCGCCCGCGTCGTTGCGGTAGTTCTTGCTGGCGTCGACCACCTGCAGCGAGGCACCGTAGTCGGCGTTGCGTTGCGGCTCCCAGTAGGCACCGCACACCAGCCGCGATGCTTCGATGTAGCCGCCCGGGTTGCCAGCGTCGGTGATCTCGATGCGCAGCGCGCGCACTGCGGCTGGGGCCGGCACCCAAGCCCGCCCGGTCGCGCCGCCGCCATAGGCGTAAGCGTTGGCACCCAGCGGCGCAGCCCCCCAGTTCCACAGGCCCAGCGGTGGCGCGGCGCATGCCGACACCCAGCCGGTGTTCAAGGCGTACGACTGCCAGCTGTCCATGTAGCCGAGCGGGCGCGTGGCCGCAGCGGACGTGGTCGGGTAGTAGCTGGTCGGCACCAGGCCGGCCTCGGCTTGTACGCGGGTGGCCAGCACCGACTGCCCGGCAGTGCTCGATCCTGCTGTGCCGGGATACAGCAGGACGTAGCCGGTACCGCTGGTCTGGTACAGGCGGGTGATCTGCACCAGCGTGTCGTCGGTCGCGGTCAGGCCGCTGACGTTGAACAGGCCTCCGCTGGAGCGGGACAACGCGCCCGGCCCGGCCAGCACCAACGCGCTGGAGTCGGCATTCGCGCCCCAGCTGGCGGCCGTGCTGTCATACAGCCCGACGCCGGCGGCACTCACGGTGCCGGCGCGCAGCGCCACGGTCAGCGTGACGTAGGCACCGGCCGCGACCGTGCCCAGGCTGGCACCGCGGTTCTCGTTGGTCGAGGACAGCGCCTTGGCCACCTCCTGGTACGGCACCACGCCTGCATAAAATTTGGTCGTCGCGGCCACGCTGGCACCGGACCAGCCGTAGGCCGTCGACAGGCTTTCCGACCCCGGCACCAGATTGGTGGCCGGGGCCTCGTTGGTGCCGCGCACCCGTACCAGCGCCTGCGACGTCAGGTTGCAGTAGGCCAGCGCGACGCCAGCGACCATTTCGGCGGTAGTCCAGGACAGGTCCAGCGTCGCGCTGGGCGTGACGCCGGCCGCAGCGCTCGCCGAGCGCCATACCACCGACTTCATGTCGTTCTTCAGGTTGGCCGGCACCAGCGCGCCGACGCTGGTCGACGCAGTCAGCGCCGTCGCACGGTCGGCGGCATTGTCGTAGATGACGCGCAGGTTGGGCATGGCTCTTGCGGTGGATTAAGTTCCGATAGGCAAGAGCATGGCACAATTCTTGCTCCCGGTCTAGGCTTTCCCTTCCAGCGCCCGCACCCGCGCGGTCAGCTCCTGCACCGCCTGGATCAGCACCGGCACCAGCTCCTCGTAGCGCAGGCTCTGCGCCGAGTCCGGGTCGGCCGGATCGGCCAGGCACCAGAACGCGGCGTCGCGCGTGCCCAAGGCGACCTTGACCTCCTGCGCCAGCAGGCCGTAGTGGCGGCGCGCGCCGGGGCGCGGCTGCGCCACCCACGGCTCGGCACCGGGTGCCCACGGCCCGACCGCCTCGGGGTCGAGCACTTCGGTGTTCTCACCCACCTTCAGCCGGTAGCTGACCGGGCGCAGGCGCAGCACGAAGTCCAGCCCAAGGTCGGACGGCGCGACGTCGGTCTTCGCGCGCGCGTCCGACGTCACGTTCAGCGCGGTGACCGAATAGATGCCGGCCCAGGCGCTGCCGGCGCTGCCCAGGTTGTAGGCATTGTTGGCGTCCGGCAGGTGGGTGCCCGAATTGACGCTGTCCATTGTCGCCGTGCCCGACACCAGTAGCGCGGTGCCGGACGAGGCGAACGCGTACACGCCGGGCGCCGAGCCGCCGGAGCCGAACACGCCCGGGACCGTGTTGACCGCCGACCCGTACACGACCCCGGCACCGGAGCCCCCCATCAGCGCGCGCTGGGTGCCGCCAGCATCGTAGAAGGTGATCGCGTTGTTGCTGCCCTCGTTGATCGTGACGCGCTGGCCCGAGGTCGCGGTCTTGTAGGTCTGGCCGACCATCGTGTCGGCCGCCAGCACCGCGCACGACACGGTGCCGGTCACCAGCAGGTTGCCGCCGATGTAGGCGTCCATCGTCAGCCACGAGCCGCTCTGGTAATACTTGGTGGTCGAGCTCGAGCCGGTGTACATGCTGACCACGTCCCGGTTGATCGGGCTGGTGCCGGTCACCGACTGGATCGCCGAAGTGGCAGCGCTGTCGGACCAGCTGCCGGCCACCGCGATGTTGACGGTGCCGCGCGTGCCGTTGCTGCCGTTGCTGCCATTGGTGCCGTCAGTGGCCTTGCTGATCACCAGCGACGCCGTGAAGTTCTGGCCCAGGTAGGTCACCTGCGCGGTCACGGTAACCGAAGAGCCTGTCACGTTGGCGAATGCCAGGACCGCAGTGGTGCCGCTGGTGGTCAGGCCGGTGGCGCCGGTCACCGACCAGGTCACCGTGCCGGACAGGTTGGTCAGGATCGCCTTCAGGTTGATCGTGCTGGGAGAGCCGATGCCGCCCGTGGTGACCTTGAACAGGTAGGCATCGGCGGTCAGGTCCAGCCGCGGCGGCACGCCGCTGCCGATCGCAATGCGCGAACCGGACTGCAGCAGGACGTCGCAATCGTTGACAATAGTGCTCAAGTCGGTAATTCCAATCACGTAAGGTCTAAGAATCTCGAGGGCCAGCTGTCCGGAGACGGCGCTCGTCACATTCGCCCGCAGCACCTCGACGGAGACCTGGCTGGACGTTGCGCGCGGCTGGGCGGTGCCAAGCGTCTCAAGGGCCAGCTGGGAAGATACGGCATGCGGCTGAGCTGTGCCAAGTGTTTCGACGACCAGCTGCGAGGTGAGCGCGCTGGTCATGGCTTACGCCGTTACGATAGAACCGAACTCAGCTGCGTTAATCCCAGCCTGGGTCCAGGCGGTGCTGGTGGCCGGGTCGGTCTCGTGCACACTCGACAGGTACAGCGGCGTCGTAGCCAGCGCGGTGCCCGCGCCCTGCGCGTCCACTCCTCCCGAGCGCACCAGGTTTGCGATACTGCGCCCGCCGGCGTCGTCCTTCCAGGCGTAGTTGTTCACCTGCACGCCAAACACGGTGGGTGCCGTCAGGTCGGTAAAAGCATAGCTGTCCTTGGCGCCAACCGTGCTGGCGCTGACATAGTCGGTGGCGTTCGGCGCGGTCTCGTCCACCAGCGACCAGTGCGCGGTGCCGGTGCTGGGTGCCCAGCTGCTGTACGCACCGTCGGCGTTCGGGTAGAGCGCATCGACTCGGCAGTCGCCCAGAAAATCATTGTTGACGCTGCCGGACGTATCGCACAGGTACAGGTCGTCCACGCGCTGGCTATTCCCGCTTGAGCCAACCTGGCCGATCCACAGCTGATTCGCATAAGCGTTGCCGGTTGCCTTCGTGTCGGCACCGGCGGCCAGCGTAATCGCCGCCACGCCGTTCACGCGCACCACGCAGGCACCGGCCGAGATCGAGTCGCTGATCGTAGCCTTGATCTCAATGTAGTACCAAGTGCCGATGGCCAGCACCGGGCCAGTGCCAAGCAAAACGTTATTGATCGCGCCCTGCCACAATTTCAGCGTGCCGTCCGGGGCGGCGGCCAGGGTGAGTTGGGCACTGCCGCCGTCGCCCAGGGCCATCACCATCGCATGCCCGCCGCCGCTGATGCTCGGCAGGTAAAACGCGCAGCCCGCGACCACGGTCGCGCTGTTGGCGAACGCCTTGATCAAGTACGTGCTGCTGTTGCTGGACGCGACGTAGCAGCCGCCACTGCGGCGCCCGCCGCTAGAGTTGACCGTGCCGCCGCCGAACCCGGCCCACTTCTTGCTGATGTCGGCCGTGCTGTAATGGTCGAAGCCGTCGATGAAAATGAGTGCCATGCGTGCTCCCAATTAGACCAGCACCTGCAGAGTGACGCGCCGGGTCTTCCAGTCCGGCGCGCGGGAAAGGACGATGCCGACCGCGCCGGCACCAAGGTTAAAGCGCGAGTTGAACAGCCGCACCGGATCGCCCAGCTGCAGGGTCAGGCACGGCGCCAGCGCCTCGAATTCGTAGACGGTGCGCTGGACCTTCCACAGGTCGCGCTGGCGCGCCGCCTCGGCGGCGGCGTCGCTGCGGCGCAGCAGCAAGGTGTCCTGCTGCTGGGGGTCTGCGGTCAGCTTGTAGGTCGCCTGCACGGTCGCGTCAGTCGCGGTTTCGGTGCGCCACTCGGTCGCCATCAAGTCCTTGTGCGCAGCCGGCAGCGCGGTCTGCAGGTCCTTCTGCACGGTCCAGTTCTTGCAGAATCCCAGCTTGACGGCCGCCACCACATCCGGGCGCTGCGCGATCTTCAGCGACTTCTCGACCATCATCGACGGCAGGATGTCGGTCGGCGTGCCGGCCGGCGGCAGGCTGATCTGGTACAGGCGCAGCTGGCCGGTCGGCGACGGCAGCAGCTGCGCGCCGACCGAGGCGGCCAGCTGCTGGCAGGCCGCCAGCACGTTGGTGCGGTCGGTGATCGGCAGGCCAATCGGCTGCGGGTGGGCAGCGTCGAACGCGGTGAAGTTGGCCGTGTCGATCTCGGCCAGGGTGAAGCGGTCGGCGCTCTTGCCGAACCCGGTCGCCAGGCGCTGAATCGTCGCCGCGATCGTGTTGGCATAGGTCGACGGCTTGTCGCCCTGCACGCTGGCGGTGACGCCGCCGGCCGACGACTGGCTCAGCGTGAACTTGCCGGTGGCAAGGTTCACGCTGATCGCATCCACCGGCAGGCCATTGTCGCGCACCTCGATGATGCGCTCGATCGGGCCGTCGTGCACCTGGTACTCGAGCGTGGTCGGGTCGGTCAGCAGCGGCGTGATGTTGAACGCCTCGCCAAACACCAGCGGGATGATTTCGTCCTTGTTGCTGGTGGTGCCGCCCAGCTTGTGCTCGGTCGCCGCCGCGTTCAGGCGCACCAGCTTGTCGCGGATCTTGATGTTCAGGACCTCCCGGCCCTTGCTGTCGAGGTTGGCCACGAGGCCGTTGAACACCATCCGGAAGTCGGCGCGCGCCCAGCGCACATCGCCGACCCAAGCGGTGACCGGGGTGTTGGTCCACACGTAGCCCAGCCAGGTGTCGCGCACCCCGCCGTAGTTGTGCACCTCGATATCGCCCACCGTCAGCGCCGCGCTGCCGTCCAGCGACAGCGCCTCGGTCGGCTTGATGCCGGTGCCGCACACGCCCAGGTAGGGCGTGTTGGCCGGCGTGTCGGCCGCGCCGGTGGTGTAGCCGACGGTGGCCAGGTACAGCGGCGTGGCCACGCCCGCGATCAGCGGGGCCACCTCGATCAGCGTCGTGGGCCGGGCCGACGGGTCGGTCAGCCAGGCGGCAAATTCAGCGTCGGTCATTGGATCACCTCGGTGTTGCGGTTCTGCCAGGAGGCAGTGGCAGCCCCCTGTTCGATGCCGGCCGCCACGCTGTCGGCGATGGTGGCCGCAGCACTGAGCGTGGCACTGGTCAGCTGGTCGGTCTGGTTCGCCTGCCCGCTATTCAAATTGGCCAGCTGCGCGATCAGCGCGTCGATCTGGGCGCCGGTCGGGCCGTTGGTCACGGTCACGCTCTGGGCCTCGTTGGCATGGCTGCTCGACATGCTGCCGCTGTACAGCATGTCCGGGTGATGGTCCCGGTACTCAGGGCTGTGCGTCATCGCGTCGGCGACCTCGGCCATCGTGGCACCGCCGGCCATCGCCTGCTGCCAGAAGGCAAGTCCGCCAGCGTCCGAGTGCCGCCCCAGCAGTCCCTGGTACAGTGCCTCGATGCCGGCGGTCTGCCCCGCCGCCGCGCTTCCGCCGAGTCCGACGTCGCCGCCCTGGGCGAGCGCACCCGCCAGCGCGACCACCGCGTCGTGCACCGACATCACTTCCTTCTTGACCTCGATCAGGCCGGACACCTGGTCGTGCAGCGCCTTCAGGCTGTCCTTGGCGACGTCGACCTGCTGCGCCGCCCAGCTGGCCGCGTCGGCGGTGGCTGACATCACGCGGGCGAAGTCGGCGCTGTAGGTGCTGGACGACGAGAACGCGTCGCGCGAGGCCTGCAGGAACTTGTTGGCGACGTCGCTGTAGTTGTTCTGGGCATCGACGTCGCCGTTCTTGGCCGCCGTCAGCGTCTTGTTGAACTCGTCCTTGGCGGCGTTGTACTTCTCCAGCGGCGTCAGCGGCGACTTGTCGCCCAGCTTCAGGTCGATCAGCAGCTTCTGCCAGTCGGACGACAGCTTGCCCATCCGGTCGCGCAGGTCCTCGAGGGTCTTTTTCTCGGCCTCATACGCGTTGTTCAGGTCGTCGCGCGCGTCCTTGACCTTCTTGGCCGCCTGCACCTGGTCGAACAGCGCGCGGTTCGATTCGTCCAGCTGGGCGCGCTGGATCGCGGCCAACTCGACGTCGGTCTTGGTCAGCTGGTTCAGCTGGCCCTGCAGATCCTTGCGCTCGCTGGCGATCTCGGCGGCCGTCTTGGCCACGCCGTTCAGGTCCTCCAGGTTGCCGGTCAGGTTGTCGGTGTATTCGGCCACCTGCAGGAACTGCGGTGCCAGCGCCATCAGCGCGGCGTAGGTCTTGCGGCCTTCGTCAGTCGTCAGGTTCAGGCCCAGCACGGTGTCGCGGAACGCCGTCTTGGTGGTCACGCCGGCCAAGCCCAGGCTGCCCATCGCCGCGTCCAGCTGCTGCTTGACCGGGGCGATCTTCTGCGCCTCGCTCAGGAAGTTCTGGGCGAAGAACGCGGTCTCGGTGTTGAGCGCGTCGACGCTGCCCACCGCCTGCACCAGGGCTTCGCGCGCGTTCATCGAGGCTAGGCCGACCGCGCCGAACACGGCCTGCATCGACTTGCCCATCTGCTGGGCGACGACGTCGGTCGCGCTGAACACGTCGGTCACGCGTTTGAGCGCGGCGCTGGTGGCCTCGGTCGGCAGCTTGAGCGCGGCCAGCTGCTCGAGCGTGACCTTCTCGCCGAACACCGCTTCGCCAGCGTCGCGCAGCGCGGCGCGGTACTGCAGGATCGCGCCGGCCTCGGTGGCCAGCTCCTGCGAGGTGCCCTTGAAGCCGTCCACCAGCGACGACAGCCCGCCCTGCACGCCGTCCAGGATGTTGCGGATGCGCGCCGTGAACACGGCGTCGAGCTGGCCGTTGGCGTTCGGGTCCGAGCCCTCGTGGCCGGTGTCGACCGTCAGCGACTGGCTGCTCAGGTAGTCCTTGACCTGGCTGCGCTCGCCTGCGGTCAGGAACGCCGCCAGCACGTCGTCGACCTTGCCGACGGTGGCGACGAAGTCGGTGATCTGCTTGCTCTTGGTGTCCATCCAGAAGCCGCCGGTCGCCCCGAAGGTGCCGAAGGCGCTGGTCGACGCCGAGCTCAGATAGGGGATGTTGTTCCCCTCGTTGCCGTGGTGGTTGATGTCGACGTTGCCCGGCAGGTTGTTGCTGCCGAAGGTCAGGCTGGTGTGGTCTTCCGGCCCCTTGTCGAACAGGAACGAACCCAGCACGGCCGCGCCCATCGCCGCCCAGCCCCAGCCCGGGATCGCGGCGATCGCGGCATTGACCGCCGCACCAGCGCTGGCCGCGGTCGTCAACTCAGCCCCACCCAGCGCAGCGGATGCGGCACCAGCGGAACCGGACAGGCCAGAAAGAAACTCGCCAGCGACCCCCGACACGGAAGTGAGGCCAAGTAGGCTGCCGGCCCCGCCGATCGCGCTGCCGATGCTGCCAATCGTGCCCAGCGCGCTACCGGCGGCGCCGCCGCCGAGGCCGCCCAGCAGGCCGTTGCCGGCCATGCCGGCCGCCGCGCCCGCCTCGATCGAGCCGCCGATCTGCAGCAGCCACTTCTTGGCCGTCATCTGCCACAGCAGGTCGAGGATACCGGCGCGCAGCGCATGCGCGACCCGGTCGACGAAGCTGATGCCCTCGTCGCCCAGGTGCAGGAAGGCCTGGCGGCCGCCATCCATGATGTCTTTCCAGACACTCTTCCACTCGTCACCGTACGGGCTGGACGTCTTGGACAGATCCTTGCCCAGCTTGCTGATCTCGATGCCGGCCGCCTTGGCCTTCTCGGCCAGCTCGGGCAGGCCGGACCGGCCGGCGATGTCCTGCAGCTGGCTGGCCAGCTGCTGCACCTGCGGCAGCAGCTGGGTGCGGATGCCCTGCGCGGCGTCGGCCACGCCCAGCGCGCCCAGCAGGCCGCCCTGCTCCTGGCCGGTCTCCTTGGCGCTGGCCATCTGGGCGTTGATCGTGCGCACCAGCGAGTCGAGCTGGTTCTTCACCATGTCGAACTCGGCGTTCTTGACGCCAGCGTCCTTCTCGCTCGCCTTGGCGCGCAGCGCGATCGTCAGCTCCAGCGCGTGGTTGTAGGCCTTCAGCGCCTCGGTGTTGTCCGGGTCGACGAACAGGATCGCCGCCAGCGCATCGCGGTCGATGCCCTTCAGGTCGGCGTTCATGCGCGCGATGGCGGTGCCGTTGTCCGCCTCGAACTTGGTCAGGTAGGCGTTGACCAAGTCGCCGCTGCGCTTGTACTCCTCGGCCTGGGTGGTCAGGTTCTGGCGGTGCAGGCGCTCGAAGTAGTCGGCCTCCTCGATCGCCAGCTGGCGGTCGATCTCGCCCAGCCGGGCCTGGCCGACCTGCTTCTGGTTCTGGTACTTCTGCTCGGCGGCACGCTTGTTCTCGGCGCCCTGAACCACGGCGATGTCGGCCTGCGCCTGGGCGATCGCATACCGCACCGACTGCTTGGCGGCCTCGGCCTTGGCTTCCATGTAGGCGACGTCGCCCAAGCCGCCGGACTGGTGCTGCGACTGCAGGTCGAGCAGCGCGGTCTTCTGCTTGACGTCGAACAGCTCCTTGGCCAGGGCGTTCTCGGCGATCTGCGCCTGCAACGCATCGCGCTCGGCCTTCTTGTCTTCCTTCGGCGCGCGCGGCGCCAGCAGCGCGTTGCGCTCGTCCTGGAGCTTGCGCAGCGAGACGCTCAGCGCGTTGACGCGTGCCAGCTCATCCTTCGGGTCCGGCAGGATCTGCTTCGCGTCGAGCAGGGATTCCCACAGCGGCGCCGCCTTCAGGCTGACCGCGCGTACGGCCGCATTCTGCTGGTACAACTCTCCCTTCGAGTCGCGCTCGCTGGCCTGGGCATAGAACTTCGCCAGCTCGTCGCGCAGCTGCGTGGTGGCGTTCTGCGCCTTCTCCAGCGCCTGCTTCGGGCCGACCACGTCATCGCTAAACAGCTTGCGACTCTCCAGCCCGGCCAGATTCTTGTCGGCCTTGGCAATGGCTTCCGCCAGCCCGTCATAGCTGCGCGTGAGCGTGACGACGCCGCTGCCGGCGTCGTAGCCGGACTCCTGGGGATGGCGGATCTCGTCCGGGTCAAAGCCCCTGCGGCGTGCCTCCTGCTCGAGTTTTTGGACCTGCGCGCGGGCGGCGTCCACCGCGCTCTGGGTCACCGTCTCCGGGGCCAGCCGGACGCCGTTCTTTGCGTCCCACAGCTTCAGGTTCTCGTCCAGCCGCTTATTCTCGCGCTCAAGCGCCTCGTCGACCACCTGCAGCGAATTGGCGATCTTCTGATTGGTCTTGTCCGCCTCGTCGGTATTGTCGCGGAACAGCAGCCAGGCCGCAGCCCCAAGTCCGACCGCCACGGCAACCGCGCCCAGCACCGGCAACAGGGTTGCCGACCACGCTGCGGACGCGACGGTTGCGGCCTCGGTCGCGGCCGTCTGCGCGGTGGTGACGGCGGTCACCTCGGCCGCCGTGGCGGCACCAGCGACGTTGGCGGCGGTCAGCGCGCCCATTGCCGCCGTCTCGGCCGCCTGCGCGGCCGACAGCACCCAGCTGGCAGCAGCGGCCTCCTTCAGCAGGCCGATGGTCGGCCCCAGCGCGCGCAGGCCGACATAGCCGGCACCGACCAGGGTCACGGTGCCCAGGTTGTCGACCAGCGCGCCGGTCAGGCGGGCGACGTTGGTGGAGAAGTTCTGCAGGCCGGTCGAGGCGCTGCCGCCGTCCTTGAAGGCGTCGGTCAGCTCCAGCGCGATGTGCTGCACGTATGGCGAGGCCTGGGCGAACGCGCGCACGAAGCTGTTCTGCACCACCACGCCCAGGCGCTGGAAGCCGCCAGTGGTGTCGTCCTCCAGCTTCCTGACGACGTCGGCCATGAAGCCGGACGCGGTGGCCGCGTCCTGCACCTTTTCCTTGTAGGCGTCCAGGTTGCTCAGCGCCAGCTCGGCCGCCTTGGTGCCGCGCACCGTGAAGATACTGCCGAGGAAGTCGACGCGCGCGGCATCGGTGAAGCCGGCCAGTTTGCCCTTCAGCTCTTCAAGCAGCTGGGTGAACGGCTTGAGCTGGCCGGATGCGAGCGACGTCTCGACGCCCAGCTCCTTGAGCGCCTTCTTGCCCTTCTCGGTCGGCTCGTACAGGCCGGTCAGCATATTGGTCAGCGACGTGCCGGCGGCGCCGCCGGTCACGTTGATCTTGGCCAGCAGGCCAAGCATGCCGGCCGTCTCCTCGATCGACACCTTGAACAGCGAGGCGACCGTCGAGGCCTGCTTCATCGACTCGGTCATCTCCAGCACCGAGGTGTTGGAGTTGGCCGCGGTCTTCGCGAAGATGTCGGCGACGCGCCCGGCCTCGCTGTAGCCCAAGCCGAACGCCGAGGCGGCACCAGTGGCGGCCAGCGCCGCCTGGCCGACGCTCATCTCGCCGGCAGTGGCCAAGTCCAGAATCGCCGGCAGCACCTGCAGCGACTCGGACGCGTTCAGGCCGTTCTGCGCCAGCATGCGCATCGCGTTGGCGCCCTCGACCAGCGAGTGCAGCGAGCCGTCCGACACCTGTAGGAACTGGTCCAGGTTGACGCCGCTGCCGGTGATCGCCAGCACGTTGGTCAGCTGGTGCTCGACCTGAGCGCCGACGTCGACCACCTGCCGCAGCGAGCCGGCAATGGCCGCGCCCGCGGCCAGCGGCACCAGGCTGCCGTAGGTCAGCCACAGGCCGCCGAGGGAACCGGCCAGGCCGCGCGCCAGGCTGTGCGCCTCGTTCATCGCGCGGTTGTGCGCCTCGGTCGCGCTCGTCGAGTTGGCCACGGCCGGGGTCAGCGCCGCATGGGCTGCGCGTAGCGCTTCGACGTCGGACGCGACCGCCACACTGCCGTAGCGCTCAATCGCGCCCTCGCGGGTGGCGCCGGGCTGCTGCAGGTAGGTCTGGGCCTGAGTGGCGCTGCGGATCTGCGCGGCCGGCCCGGCCGTCATGAAGTTGGTGTTCAGGACCCGCTGGCGCTCGGCTGCAGCCTCGGCAACCGCCAGCTGCCGCGCCGTGGCCGCCTCTTGAACGGCAAGCGTCCGGTCCCACCAGGACACGTAATCGGCCAGATCACGCTGGCGCATTGCATGCAGCTCGATGTCACGCCGCTGTTCGATCGCCTCACGTTCAGCGGCCGCCTTTGCCCACCAGGAAACATAGTCGGCGGCAGCCTTCTGCTGCATCGCGTTCAGCTCGACATCACGGCGCTGCTCGATCGCCGCGCGCTCGGCGGCCGTCTTTTCCCACCACGCGGCGTACTCGGCAGCGGACTTTTGGCGCATCCGATTCAGTTCGGTGTCGCGGCTCTCCTCAATCGAGAGCATCTTGTCCCACCAGCTGACGTAATCAGCCATCGCTTGGCCGCGCAGGCGATTCAACTCGACATCGCGGCGCTGGTGGACGTTCAGCGTCTTGGCTGAGGCCCGCTCAGCAGCGGCGACGGCCTCGTTTTCGACCTTCTGCGCCAGCGCCGCCACTGCGGCGAAGCCGGTGGTCATCGACGCCTGCATCAGCTGCATCTGCTGCTCGAGGCGGGTCAGGCCGGAGACGGCCCCGAGCCCTTGCAAGGCATCGTGCAGGCGGTCGAGGGCCGTGACGATCCGCTCGATGCCCTCGGCACCGCTGGACGTTACAGGTACGTCAATCGGGCCGCCTACGCCCTCGATGCCTTCGCTCATAGAAAAGCCTCCATTGGAGCAACATTATCCAATGGAGGCTTGTTGTAGGCAAGCAATTACTGTGCCTGCTGCTTGCGCCTCTCTGCCATGTAGGCGAGGTAGACGTTGTCGAGGGCCACCACGTGTCGGACAAGCCGCTCCCGTTCGCTCAGGTTGGTGATGTTGAACAGGTCGCAGTAATCTCGGATCTTCGGGATGACGTCCAGCGCCAACGGTCCTGACATACTGGCCTGCCGCCCGCGCGCGATCAGCTGGTACGCGCCGTAGTAGTAGGCCTGGCGGAGGTCGAGAACGGGGCGGTCGCGTAGTGCTACCGGGTCCTCCCCGTCCGCCTTCAGCTGCTCGAGGAAGCCAAGTTCAGGCCCCCACTGGAGTTCCCAGCGGAGGTAGGCACCGAGTTTTTTGCGTCGGCCTCTTCGGTCTGGTAGCGGAAGTTGCGGAATTCAGCCGCCAGCGCGCCGATCGCCCGCTGGAACTCCTTATGTTCGAGCATCATCTGGGCGTTCGGGATGCTGTACTCGATCGGCTTGCCCTGGTAGCCGAAGTCCTCGTAGCCGAGCAGTACGGTGTGCGCCATCACCTCGGCCATGATCAGGTTCGAGCGGCGCTCGGCAGCCTGCTGCTGGGCCGGCGTGTCCTTCTGGCTCAGCTCGTGCTTGTACTGCTCATAGCGGGCCGTGATCATGCGATTGTAGGCGGCGTTGCCGGCGCGCGCGACCAGCACGCGGCCGGTGCCGAACGGGAACCAGCGACCCTCCTGCTCGGCTTTCGGGTCGACCGCGTACTCGGCAAAGATATCAAACATAGTATTTTCCCTGGTGAGTTGTGGAGCGGCCAGTGTACGCAAGCTGTTGAACATTGTCAAAAGGAAAGCTGACGCAAAGCAAAAAGGGCGCAGCCCTTGTTGGCACTGCGCCCACCCACTTCCCCACCACGAGAAGATCTTACGGCGTCACCGCCGCGCCGAAGCGGTCCAGGAACATGGTCGCGCGCAGCGCGGCATTGGCGTTGGCCTTGTCCGCGTAGGCGGTGAACTCGAAGCTGGCCATCAGGTCGGTGTTGCGGCCACCGGCGTTGACGCTGGCCTTGGTCAGCATCACGCGCGGCAGCGAGATCACGTAGCCGTTGCCCAGCGAATCCTTGGTGGTCAGGCAGATCGACGTGTAGACGTCGTTCGCGTACTTGTCGAACAGCGCGCCGTTGGCGAAGTACACCTCCAGGGTGCCGGTCACGGCGAAGGTGCCGATGCCCACGCCCACCAGGCCCAGCACGCCAAGGCCGTCCTGCGCGCGCAGGCCCGAGTCAATGTCGAACTTCATCGACTTGATCGTGGTGCCGGCCAGCGGCGCGCCGTTCTCCCAGATGTTGGCCACGCCGGTGACGCCGTTCTGGATGTCGTAGGTCTGCGACGCGGCGGTGGTGCCCGGCAGCGTGGTCGCGCCGCCCTTGATCATGTCCTTGCCGAGCGTGGTGAAGGTCACGTCGGTGATCGACTTGCTGGCGAACTGGGTCGAGAACTTCGACACGTACAGGCCGCGGTAGGCCATGTACTGGCCGATCTCGCTGATCTGACGCTCGATCGTGAACGACTGCATCGTCACGCCGTTCTTCAGGCGCGAGGTCGACAGCGAGCTGCCGGCCACCGCGGTGGCGGCGGTCAGCGGCGTGTTGACGTCGCAGGTGACGGTGGTCGGGGTCGGCGCCACGGTCAGCGACACGCGCGCCAGCTTGCCGTCGTTCGGGTCGCCCGGCATGTTGACCTTGAACCACTGGCCCGGGGCCAGCGTGGTGAACGCGTTGGCGTTGATCGGTGCGGCGCCGGCGGTGATCACCGACGCCACCGTGCCGAGCGTGCCGGCGGTGACGCTGGCCGAGAAGGTCGAGCCGACGCCGTTGGTACCGTAGGCCGACCAGGCGCTGCGCATCAGGCCGGCGAACAGGCGGTCGTACTCGGCGTACTGCATGTGGCCCTTGATGTCGCCGTCAGCCTGGGCACCGGTGGTGGTCGACGAGGTGTTCTCGGCGTTGGCGTTGAGCTCCTTGTCAGTCTCCTTGGTCAGGTTGAACTGCAGGGTCTCACCGGTGGTGCGCAGGTTGTAGCCGTTGCCGGTGGTCGGCGTCACGCCGAACGTGGCTTCGGGGATGTAGGCAAGCTGTACGCGGTCGGCTGATGGCAGCGGCATAGTAGTGCTCCAAGGTAAAATTTCCGCCAGTCTACCTTGGCTGTTCCGTCACGTGTTGCAAAGTTTGCTGTATAACAGCAATTTTCATGCCAGGCGCGTCAGGTGTAGCGCACGAACCAGAAGTCAAACCAGACCGGTGCATACCATTTGCCGTTGCGCCGGATCGGGCGCACCCGCTGGCCGGCGTGGAAGGTGACGATGCCGCGCGTCTTGCAGTCGAAGTAGGGCAGCACGAAGTCGAGCAGGTGGCCGGCGCCCGCGCTGCCGGCACCTTCCTTGACCACCGCGTACAGGCACAGCTGGCCGACCTGCTTGACCATCGGGCGGGTGCCCAGGTCCATCTGGCCGCCGCCAGGCAGATAGTCGATCTCGACCTGCAGGTAGGGATTGTCCTGCGTCGCCTCGTCAACCACCTGGCGATTGTCCGACTCGACCACCAGCGGATAGTCGGAAAAATCCGCC